TCAGTCGTGCAGGTGTTCGGCGGCGTGCAGGGTATTTTCCAGCAGGCAGGCGCGGGTCATCGGCCCGACGCCGCCCGGCACCGGGGTGATCCAGCTGGCGCGTTGTGCCGCCACCTCGTATTCCACGTCGCCGACCAGGCGGCCGTCGGCCTGGCGGTTGATGCCGACGTCGATGACGATGGCGCCTTCCTTGATCCACTCGCCCTTGACCAGTCCCGGCTTGCCGGCAGCGACCACCACCAGGTCGGCGCGCGACACATGGTCGGCCAGGTCGCGGGTGAAGCGGTGGGTCACGGTGACGGTGCAGCCACCCAGCAGCAACTCCAGAGCCATGGGGCGGCCGACGATGTTCGAGGCGCCGACCACGACCGCATCCATGCCGTACAGGTCGGCGCCGGTGCTGGCGAGCAGGGTCATGATGCCTTTCGGGGTGCAGGGGCGCAGGAGGGGCATGCGCTGGGCCAGGCGGCCGATGTTGTAGGGATGGAAACCGTCCACGTCCTTGTCCGGGTGGATGCGCTCCAGCAGCAGGGAGGCGTCCAGGTGGGCGGGCAGGGGTAGCTGGACCAGGATGCCGTCGATGGCGGGATCGTCGTTCAGGCGGTCGATCAGGGCCAGCAGGTCGTCCTGGCTGGTTTCGGCGGGAAGATCGTAGGCCTGGGAGAGAAAGCCGACTTCCTCGCAGTCCTTGCGCTTGTGCGCCACATAGACCTGAGAGGCCGGATCGGTGCCGACCAGGATCACCGCCAGGCCGGGAACGCGCAGGCCTTGCTGGCGGCGCTCGGTCACGCGTTGGGCTATCTGCTGGCGAAGGTTGGCGGCGATCGCTTTGCCGTCGATCAGTTGTGCGGTCATGTCGGAAGGGTAACCATCGAATCGGGTGGAAAAAGGACGCGCATTTTCGCATGGACGCCGCCCGGGGCAAAGGAGGCGACCCGCGGATTTGCCGTAACTCCTTTATATAGCTGAATTTTTTTAAAAAACCCGTTGACGGCCTTTCGCCCCCTGTATAACATGCGCCCCGCTTGCCGAGCACAGCCGGACGCAGGGTAAGAGGTAAAGCAAGTCGGTTGCTGACTTTGTGATTGCCAGAGCTTAAAGTTTGCGCTCAGCATTGAATGCAGATGAATAAAGCGCCCGTAGCTCAGCTGGATAGAGCATCCGCCTTCTAAGCGGATGGTCGCAGGTTCGAGTCCTGCCGGGTGCGCCATTCGGCGAATCGGCAAGAAGCAGGCGATGTTTTACCGCAAGTCGTAATATGGTGGGCGTAGCTCAGTTGGTAGAGCACAGGATTGTGGCTCCTGGTGTCGTGGGTTCGATTCCCATCGTCCACCCCATATTCCGAAGCGCCAGGCCCGGGGCCTGGCGTTTTCATTTCCAAGCAGTGTCCCGCGGACGTGGTGGAATTGGTAGACACACTGGATTTAGGTTCCAGCGCCGCAAGGCGTGAGAGTTCGAGCCTCTCCGTCCGCACCACCTTCTAAATCAAGTGTTTACGAGCTTCAGCGGCCCTCCTTGTAGATGCGCTGGATTATCAACGTGAACGGAACGTGAAATGCGACTTTCACGGACTTGATCAAGAACCCCAACCGCATCCCTTACCCTGGCCGGAGCAAGATGGGCATATCGTTCAGTCATCGCGACTGTCGAGTGTCCGAGCAGGTCCCGAACATCCGCCAACGGAACGCCAGCGCTTACCAGCCATGCCGCGCAGGTGTGGCGCAAGTCGTGAATCGTAAAGTCCACAATCTTCGCTGCCTGGCAGGCCTGCTTGAAGCCGGCCGATAGCGATACCACTCGATCACCATTGGCGCGCGCAAAAACCCATGGGCATTCCGGGCTTGTCTCGGACCTGAATGCCATTCGTCGCTTTAGTGCTGCCATCGCTCCTTCGTTGATCGGGATGCTCCGGCGCTTTCCTGCCTTCGTGTGGCCAGCCTCCAGATAGATCAGGCGGTTGGCAAAATCCACTCTGCGCCACTCAAGGCCGAGCATCTCTTCCCGCCGGCACCCTGTGTTGACGGCCAGGCGGATAAAGTCCTCCAGCATCGGGCCAAACTTCTGCCCGCGCGCGGCTCGGCACAGGGCCTCAACCTCTGCCCTTGTCAGCCAACGATCACGCCCCTCGGCCTCGCGCATCTTCCGTCCCTTAACGGGATTCGGGAGGGCCCACTCCAGTTCGGTGTTGCAGTGGTTGATAGCCGCGGAGAGGGCAGCGAGTTCGCGGTTAATGGTTGCCGGGGATGCGCCGGCGTCCAATCTGTGCGTTCCGTAGCCCCGGATGTCCTGCCCCCCTAGATCGTTGACCACACGTCCGGCAAAATACTCGCGCAGCGGCTTTATGCGGTGCACGGTCGTTTCGTAGCTGCGCTGATGCTGGCGAGCGTGTTGCAGATACGGAATGATCACCTCCTCAAAGGTCCTGGGCGGATTCACGCCCATTTCCTTTTCCTTCCACGCTTTCGCGCGTTCCTGTTGCTCTAGTGCTTTCGCCGCCGAGTAGTCGGCAGTTCCAGAAGAGCGTCTAACAAGCTTTCCTGTTGCTGATTTGAAAGAGATCCACCAGTAGGCGGAGTCGTTTCTCTTGTACGGCATACTTCCTCCGGTACGCCGACCGCGTCGCGCATGCTAGCAGCGGCTTCCTCTTCAAGCATCTGTTCGAGCTTTTCCTTGTGCACCCGGATGGTCTTTTTGAACCTGACCACTGGGATCAGCTTTTCGTCCGCGTAGCGGTACGCGGTCCTGCGGCTCACGCCGAGAATGCCGGCGGCCGCCTCAACTGAAATCAAAGACATAGCGAGACCTTGGCCGATCAACGGCATCGGTTTGGAGGGTAGAATTCGTGCTGACTTGGCCGGGCAGGGCGCCCGCATCGGGCAATATGGGGGTTAACTGCTCGGTCAAGCCTTCTGGTAGGATTTAGACGCCCAGTCGGGTTAGCTCAGGGAGAGCTAGTGGCGCCCGGCTGGGTCATTGACTTGCCGATCTCGGCGGCGGCGCGGACGATTGCTCGCCGAGTTGCACGCGGGCCGTCACGTTCGAATATTTCGTGTACCGCTTCCGGCGCGCCGTCCCAAGTGCCGCCCACTATGACGGCGACGCCTGCGTCATAGCTTTCGTAGCGGATATCCAGGTTCAGTCGCACCGCTAAGCGCAATGCATCGCCGTCGTCATCACGCGGGTTCCAGTAATATTCAACCCCAGTACTGAAATTGATCGGTTCAGCCAAGACTGGATCAATCCCCGCCGCCCGCGCCGCCAGTTCGAGTAGTGTGCGGTCGTTCATTGCGTTGCTCCTTCTAGGGCTGCGTCGATTTCAGCGTCTAGGTCTTCCTGGTTGAGTACTATGTTCTCCGGGGTCATCCCGGCGAATACGCCGCCTTGTCTGATCGTTTCGAGGTCTCGCTCTCGCAGCCACCGGTAGCGAGCGGCATCCTTCGCCATGCGCCGAATCTGCTCTGGAATGCTGACATTGCCGCCGTCTGGAGGGTCCATGTAGTAGGTGCCAGGCAGGGCGCTTGCGCACTCCTTCAAGTACTGCTCCAACAACTCGCAGTGTTTCTGCGTGTCCTTGTGGGCGCAGTTCTCCGCCTTGAGCCGAGCGCTCAGCAGATCAACCTCGGCAATCAGCTTGAGGATGGCTTGTGGATTGGCGGCGGCTCGGAATTCCGAGTCTTCGCCAGCAGTACCAGATGGATTTGCAAGGTACTGGGCTGCAAGTTCCTTCAGCTTGTTGATGTCGGTCATGGCTTGTCTCCTTCCAGGGCTGCTCCGATGATCCTTTCGATCTCGTCGCAGTGTTCGTAGATGTCATTCGGGTGAGTGCCGTTATTCAAGCCGCTGACCATGTTCACGAGGTCGCGGGTAAGTGGGCGGAGATTCCCGTCTACCTCAGCTTGAACGGCATGTAGCGCTCCCCGCAGCGCATCGTTCTGCGCCCTCAGCCGGTCGCGCTCTTCGGCTCTACGCTTGGCGGCCTCGCGCCAATACCCACATCCGCCCGGATACTCGGTGCATGCGGATAACTCGTCGCTCAGCCCGTCGATCTCGTCCAGCAGGGCGAGGATGGCTTTGGGGTTGGCGGCGGAATCGAATAATTCCCAAGCAGAGGAGATCGGCTCATCCTCGCTCCGCTCAATTCGGATCACTTCTTCAGCCACCCTCCGCAGCTCTGCGTGGTCGGTCATGACTCTTCCCTCCGATAGAAGCCTAGGCGGTTGAGCGCCGCCTCTAAGTCGAAGTCAGTTGCGTCTTTCTTGGCGGAACCGAGCAACATGATGACGAACTGCTCGCCGCGTGGCGGACGAAAACCGAAGGTCATCTTATGACCATCATCAGTCCATCCGACTTTGTTGAACGAACCTACGAAGGTCGCGTCACCGTCATGCAGTTCCATGCTTCACCTCGATTCCGGCTTGCTTGATGAACGCTGCGCAGGACCAGATGGCGCCGTTGACCATGTGCGCAATACCAGCAGCCATGTCGATGCCTTCCTCGTCGATGTTGAAATGCTCAACAACCTCTTCGGCGGTGATCGTCGGCGGCAACTCCACCCTCAGAGCCGCGCGGCTGGCTTGCCAGGCTTGCCACATCGACGTGTAGCGCGCAGCGACTCCGGCAAGAGCCACGTATACGTGGACGTTATCGGTCTGCACCGGGAAGTAATCGGTGTCACGCCACTCGATCCCTTCAGGAATCGGGAAGCGGTCTTCAAATTCCTGTCTCATTGCTTGCTCCATCTGCTCAACTCCTGTCCTTTCAACTCGGTCTGCCTGTAGAGTTCCTGCATATCCTCGACGACCCGGAAGATTCCCAGGACGAAGAGAACGATGACTATCACTGCCAATATGGTTTCGTTTTCGTTGTCCACGGTTGGTCCTCCGGGGGGGCGGATTCGTTGGTTTGGGGTGGCGGGCTCGCTGGCCAAAATCGGCTAGTTTTTGTTCTGAAACCCAGCGGGAATGCGGGTCTCAGACTGGCCGGAGGTGGCGGTTAGAGGGAATGGTTAGGGGTAGAGGATGGCTCTGAGTTCTGCTGCTGCCATCAGCGCCGTTGCGGTATCGCTGCTGTACAGGCGCTCCAGCAACTCCCGCGGAACCACCACATGGCCATCAGGAACGGCATAGAGCGGCACTTTGAACGATCCGTCATCACGCGAACGGATCGATCGATCCGCATGCTCTTCCAGTTCCACAACCTTGTCGCACCATGTGCGGCTACCTGTGATCTTCCAGGCGTCAGCCATTGCCGTTCTCCTTGTCCTGGTTGAGCAGGGCGCGAAGCTCTTCCATCACTTGGCCTGCGTAGTACTCACCAGCATCTATCGGAGCATGACCATCTCCGATACCGTGGGAATCAACGGGCGATCCGCACATGCAATGGCCTTCGCGGTAGTCGCCGTGCTCCATCAATTCCAGCCATTTTCGCAACAACCCCTCGCTGACCGTCTTGCCGTTGAGGCGCGCCAGTTCGTCGAGGCAGTCGTTCCAGCCGCTATTACGATTTAGCCCTGGGACGCCGGCATTTAGAAGCTTCCGCTCCGGCACAACCACCACCCTTGCGCGCAGTGTCGCGAGTTCGGCGCGAAGCTCCTCGATCTCCATCTCCATGCCGCCGCACTGCTGGCGGGCAGCATCTCCCTTTGCCGCTGCGTCCTCGGCCATGGCTAGTTTGGCGACTAGGGCGTCGTAGTCGGAGGCCAGGACGACCTCATACCCCATTACTGCCTGCTCGCCCTGGGTCAAAGAGCGCATGCTCGGCACGTCGAACCGCTTCACCTCACTCATGACCTACCTCCTTGCTGGCTGCTCGGCGCTTCTTCATGATCTCTGCTACGCCGTCGGGGTACGTGATAGCCACGGCCCCGGCTGCGAGAGCTGCTGACTTCTTCGACAGGCAGATATCGAAGTGCTCCTTGATGGTCCCGGCATGCTGAATCCACTTCCGCTGAACACCGATCTTGTCTGCCATTGCGAGCAGTTCCTCGGTCGTGTCCGCGAGCATGTGACACATCTTCATGCGGCCAAAGGTTGCGTTCATGTCGTCGACGTAAACGGCCATCACACCCCCTCCTTGCCGGGCGCGGCGGCGAGAGATCGCAGACCATCATGGATGGCTCGCAGGTCGTCGTCGGTCGGCTCTGTGCGCAGGTACAGAACTACGGAGCGCGGATAGGCGAAGTCTCGTCCGATCCCTGACACCTCCGGCACGCTGTGCTGAGCCTGGGCTGTACGCAACTCATGAATTCGGATTTCAAGGCGGCGTATGTGATCAGCCTGGGCGTCTATCTTCTTGCGCATGCCGATGATGTTTTCGTATTGGCTGGTCATGCTCACGGCTCCTCAGAGGCTCGGTTGTGAGTTTGTTCTGCTCGCTTCCATCGGAAGCCTTTGTACTTTTGGACATGTCCATTCAGGCAGCGATAGACGCCACGCCTGTCGAATCCATGACGACGGATAGATTTCGAAGATGGGAACCATATGCCGAAGCCGGCAACTTCTTCTGACTCGGCGATGATTGGAATTCCGTCTTGGTGGAGCAGTCCTTGTTGATAGGCATGCTTGATGTTCTCGGACGGTGTGCACCATTCAAGATTCGCTGCTGAGTTGTCTGTCTTTACGCCGTTGATGTGGTTTATTTGCGTCTTGCAGTCAGGGTTTGGGATGAACGCAAGTGCAACGAGACGATGAACAAACATGTTTTTCTTCTGGCCATGCAGCCGGAATGTGATCTTCTCGTAGCCTTTCTTGTCTAGCTGAGTGGTCAGCTTTTTCCCAGTCTCGCCGTTGAAGATGCAGCCATCGTTGGTCGCCATGAAAGGATCAAAGCCAGGTATCGCGACCGCCTCATTCATCTGGCACCTCCGGCCGCTCCTGCTTCTCCAGCTCCGCGACCCTGGCCAGGGCGACTTTCAGTTGATCCTCCAAGTGCTTGGCATAGCCGCGAATGCCTTGCACGGTCCAGCCACCATCGATGGCGTCTTGCGGCAGCCCTTCGCAGATGCGCTCGAACTGGCGCAGGCGCTCGACTTCGGCCAGGGCGGCGTCGCGCTCTTTACGCATTTCATCCCAGTCCGCGAGGCGCTGCTCTGCCTGCTCTGCCCACGAATCGCGATCCGCTCGCAGCTCCCCGACGATGCGGTCGTGCTGTTCGAATAGGTCAGCGGCTTTCTCGGCGTACTCGACGATGGAAACGTCGCACCCTGTATCGCGGCCTTCGGCATCCTCGAAGCGCAGATCAACGTTGTCGCCGTCGATGTCTTCAGCGTCCATAGCGCCGATGTTGCGCAGGACGAACGCGACTTCTGCCACCTCCGGCCGCTCCGCCTCTGCCTCTGCCTGCGCCGGGGAGGGTTTCCAAGCACGGGCAGCCTTCCACTCATTCACAAGCCGTTCTCGCTCGTCATCGCCGACGCCTGCCATTCTGAGAACGGCCATGGCGATATCTGCGTGCCCGCTTCCATCGGAACTGGTTATCTGCGCAAGGTTCTTGCAGGCGTAAATCAGAACCTCGGAAACAGGGGAGGGTTGCGCCAGGGCGGCGCGGGCCATCCAGCCCTTCTTGTTTTCCCGCACGGAGGTGTTGCTTTCGTTCAGCTCGTACCCCTCTTCGACTTCATACTCATTGTTGGCCCAGGCTAGGAACTTCTCCAACTCATCCCCGCCTGCCTGCTCTACCGGTGCCTTATTCAGTTCCTTGCTCACAATCCCTTCTCCTGCCGCTCAATAGCGGCGATGAATTCGACAATCTCTGTGCTGAGGTCCATGGCGCCAATGCTGTTGTGGACCCCGACGTAGCGGTTTGCGCGCTTCAGAAGGAGCACCGCCGTACGCAGGCCGGAGTCACGCTTGGTCTTCGCCTTGACTTCCATCATCCACCTCCGGGTAAACCTGAACGCCCTCGGCGCCCTGGGCCTGGTTGATCGCTATCTGCCTCACCGCTCTCGCGAATAGCAGAATGTCGTCTGGGGTCATGAGCTGGCTTTCTTCGGGCCAGCCGGTGACCGTCACACCGCCAGGGCGGTGATTCGCTGTTAGCTGGTGCATGGGGTTATTCCTGTTCGGTCAGGGATGGCAGACTTCGACGACGCGGTGATAGTCGCCACGGAAGGGCATGGCCTTGTAGCCCTGGTTCATGGGGTAGATTCCCCAGGACTGGCGAGAGCAGGCCGCCATCATTGCCGCGTACTTGATGACCTCGATGACGTCTTTCTTGATGTACATGACATGGCCCTCATGCACCCATCGCCGACTTGATCTGTGCCGAGTGGCTGCGGCTGACTGGAATCCAGCTCTCGGTTCCGAGCAGCAGCACTTCGCCGGCCTGGGTGTCGTCTGGCCGGCGCTTGAACCTGCTGATCAGAGACCGGCGAACCAGGGCCTTACGGTGGGTGCGGATGAACTCGGCGGAGAACTCTGATTCCAGGGCCTTGAGCGCATCGCTCAGAACCAGAAAGCCTTCCCGGTAGTACGCGATGACGTACTTATCCTCGGCGACGAAGTGGGTGATCTGCTCAATCGGGATTTCCTTGGAATGTTTGCCGCATGTGGCTTTGAGTACGGTTCGCATATCGGCCTCACTTGATCCTGATTGAAGACTTCGCCCGCTCCAGATGAGCGCCGGGTACGTCCTTGCCGTCTTTCAAAGCCCGCGCGATTGCATTCTTGTCAGGACTGGTTTCGACCTTCACCTTGACCAGTTCGTCGGGCAGCTTCTTTTCGTCGTCGATCACGGCGATCTCTCGCCCCTCAACGCAGGTGATGGAAAAGAGGGGGCAACTGATCTTCTTGATGCCGGCTGCTTCCATGTTTTCCCGCAGGTATTCCTTCATCGAGTCCTGGCGAGCCTTGATTGCCCTCTTCCGGTCGTTCAGTCGCTCTATTTCACGGTCGAGCGCTTCGACGTCGGTATCCATGTTCAGGACGACCGTTGCCAGGGCCTTTCCTTTTTCTTCGAACTCGCCCCCGATTGCTTGCATGGTGTCCCGGACAGCCACAGCCATGCCTTCATCAGCCGTTTCTGCCAGGGCTGCAAGTTCAAGAAACTGCTCGGTTAGCTTGTAGAGTTGGGTCATGCCGCCTTCTCCTCGGTGAATCGCTTGATCTGCTCGGAGAATTCGCGAGCAATGCGCTTGACGCCACTATCGTCTTTGCGCGCAGTGAGCTTGCGCACGGCAACGTCGTGGATCTTCTTGAGTTCGTACTGGGACTGGGCGCCTTGCATCGTCTCGATAATCGATTTGATGTAGGCGAGGCGCTCTTCCTTCGCCTGCTCTTCTGCGGCCTGCTGGTCCTCGGCCTTGGCGATCTGCTCCTCTTCACGACGTGCTTCCACATAGTCGCGGTCGTCGAACAAGCCAAGGAAGATGTCCGCGCTGAACCCGAGCATCGCGAGAGATTTCTTCACGGCGTCCGTTAGTGATTTTTTCGGCGCCTCGGTGTCGGTGGTGATTCCCCACTTGGACCGGTAGTAGAACGGCGTGCAACCGTATTGCTCTACCTCTCCGCGCTTGCCGTCCAATTCGAACCACAGTTTGATGCGCACGGTGTGCCCGACTTCGTGACCAATTAGTTCGCTGACCTTCTTGCCTTCAGCGTCGGTGATTTCACGGAAGATCGGGCCACCCTGGTCAAAGCGCTCCTCGATGACCGTCCAGCCCCACCCGATCCCGACAGGGCCGAACATCTGGGTAGCCTTCATGATCATGTGCTGGCCGCTGATCGACGTGATCTGCTGACCATCGACTTTTGCGCTCTTGGTGGCCGATGGGTCGGTTGCTTGAACCTGATCCCATAGCCGCATGTTTTGGGTATGCATGAGTGATCCTCGCCGCGCATGCGCAGCCAGTGAAGGGGGGGTTAGGTGGTTGCCTTGGCGATTGCGGCTCGGGCTGCTTCCCAAAGCTCTGGTGTCGTTTGCTCGCACTCAACCAGAGCGACCAGGGCCTCAAGCAGCTCGGGCGCGGCAGCTATCAACTTGGCGTTTGCCCACTCGTTGCCATGGGTTCTCGACTCCGTGTGATCCCCGACACCGACGGAAATACTTGCCGAGTAGTTGGTGGGAACCCACTTGGCCGGGTCTTGATGGTCACGGTAAGTCACGATCACCGGGCTGCCGCAGGTATCCTCAACAGCAGCCCAAGGCCCCGGCGTATATGCGTTATTGCTCATATCGTTCTCCAGGTAGAAGGGGAAAGGCGCTTACGGCGCCACTCGGCAGCGTCACCCCTGCGGGATGAATAGCGTTGCGCTAGAAGCCGCTGCTGCGGGTGTTTTCTTCATGCCGCCCACCGCCCGCTGGGGAAGCCGCAGTTATCCGGATTACCGGCCTGCTGCGGACAGGTGCGTAGCTGGTTGCTCTGCGGTGACTTGGCCAGTGATTGCGCCGCCGAGATCGATTGCCTTGAACACGATTAGGATCGCAACCAACGCGCCAAGCAGGGTGCGCTTGGTGTAGAGCATGATTCGCTTGAGGTGGTGGTTCATGGCATGGTCGCCTGGATGCTAGATTCGACCCAGTCGCGCATACGCCTCCAGCGATGCTCTGGCGTTTCGCGCCCCCACTTCATCGAGCCATCGTCCTGCCTCTGGTAGGAGCCAGGGTATTCGTCGTTCTCGAAAACGATCTCAGCGGCCAGAGCAGGAGCGATGTCGAAAGCCGCCGCTACAGTCTCTCGGCAATTCGGGTCGATCCCGCTCATGTCTATCCCGCGCCTGGCGCCGAGAACGCCGAGGGCGCAGAACTGGCCGTCAGCCTCTAGCTCATCTGCGATAAGGCGTTTTTCTGGCATAGCATCCAGAGCCTCGCGCAACTCAATCAGGAAGGCCTGGCCACGCTTGCCCTTAATTGCTGAGCTGACCGCACCACGCCAGCAGATCAAAGACCAGTTGTCCAAGTCGTCGCAATATCCACTTCTGCTCATGGCGTAACCATCCCCACAAAGGCCCAGGCGAAAGCGCCGATACCGCCCACAAAAAAGCCGCCGAAGATCAGGACTTGGGCGGCCTTGGTCAGGTCGATGGTGATGGTCATGGCGTGCTCTCCATGGCGGAATCGATGGCCACATAGTCGTCGTACTGAATAGTTACCGTGAAGTCGCGCTTGTCTTGCAGGCACCATTCTTTCTCTGCGCGGCGCTCAACCTCGTCCATTATTGGGCGCCATAAGGAAAGCTCAGCCTCAGCAGCCCGAAGACGCTCTGCAAGCTGGTAAAGCGCAGAGATCGGGCACGGAATCGAATCCATGCAGCCATCGGCCAGTTCCGCCAACTGCTCATCACTGATCGGTTGCAAGGTCATTTCCCTTCCTCCTGTCGGCGGTAGCCGGCGTCGTAGAGTGCTTTGGCTTGCTTGACGGTTAGCGTCTCTTCTGCGAAGCACATTTCTTCAATCGCCTTCTCCCGCTCCTCGGCGGCGATCTGCTCGGGAGTGCGGATGCGCCTGAAGTTTGCCGGGTTTCCGACGATGAATGAGTCGCCGTCCTCGGGCTGTAACCACGCATCGCCATTGGCGTAGGCCAGCACGGTTACGCGCCTCCACTCGTGATCCAAGCCGGCTTTCCATTCCACCAGCAGGCCCGCCGGCGGCAGGCCCTGGCCGTCCCAGGCCTCCAGCGGAATAGGTGCATAAATGCTCATGCTGCGTCCTCCATGTTCTGTTCCTGATACTGTGCAAGGGCTTCTGCTGCGTAGCCTGCGGCGATTGGCTCTGCAAGCGCCTTGATGGCTTCGGCTGCATCGCCTCCCGGGAAGAAGTTGTGCAGGTTCGCCAGGGCATCGCAGGGACGGCGGTCGGCTACGGCCATGATCACCGTAGCCAGCAGGCGCTCTCGGTCGTTCTGCAACAAGTCGATCAGCATCTTGTGAAGCTCCTCGCGCAGCAGGTCGGCCTTCAACTTGCTGCTCCAGAATCCCTTGCTGTGCAGGTCAACATCGCAGTCGCCGAGTAGCGACTCCACAGCATCGAGCTTCCAGTTTGCGTACTCGTCCGAGGCGAGCCAGAGTTCCATCGGATCCTCTGCTGATGGAGGCTTGCGGTTGGCTAGTGCTGCTATGTTCATGTCTCACCTCGCGTTCGCGTGCATGCGGCTGCCCTGGTCTTGGATGGATACCCACCTACACAGCCGGATTAGGTGGCAATCAGTGGGCGCCAGGGTATGCGCATACAGGCGAAAAAATGCCCGGACTTGCCGGGCTAAGAGGGGTAGGGTGGGGATGGCCTGGATGCCAGCCAGGCAAGCGGTAGTAAAACGTCGACAGCGGCGTCATCGGTGGAGAATCGCCTAGAAAGACACCGACTCGCCGCTATTCGTACGCCCGCCTTGGCAGGCCCGCTTACTCATCCCCATTTAGATTTACGTTTTAGGCCTCACCGCGCTCGATGGACTCAGTGTCCTCGCCACGGTTATCCAGCCATGCGCGCATGTTGTCGGCGGCGGTCATTTCGTCACCCCAACCGGCGGCAGTAACAATGGATCCGCTAAGTTCTTTTTCTTCTGCAAGACTCGCAGTGATCTGTTTTGCTAATTCTTTAAACTGCTCACTGTCCTTTACTTGAAAGACAGCAGTGAAGAACTCTTGGCTCATACGGCCTCCGGTTTGGTGGAGAAAGGGTGGGAATGGCTCTAGTCTCCAGGCTTACGCGAACGCGCCCCGGTGCGCACTAGAGTCATCCCCATTGAAGGGTGGCGTCCTTGCCGGGGAAGTCAGTTGATGCGGCTGAAATCGACCGATTCGGAGTAGTAGCCGTTCGACTCGCCAAGCCAGCGGATCACGACGAAGCCTTTGGCTGTGGCCAGTCGGTAGAAGGTCCATGTGTAGCTTTCTACGTAATCCCCAGGCGGAGCCGGGAAGTCTTCGCTACTGACGTCCTCGGCAACCACCAACGGCTGGCCAACAAGGTCGCTTGCGTCACCCTCGATATCGTCAATCGAAACGCTCTCACAGCAGTCCTGCTGGTGATACATCCGAAACAGAGAGCCGTCTTCACATTCGAAATCGACAGAATCGCTTCCAGCTTCCAATCCGGTGATCTGCTTTATGGTCTTTCCGAGAAGATCAGAAATCGAAGCGTGCTTGTACATATCTCGCCTCCAGTGTGTGTATGCGCCAGGGCGCGGTTAGGCGGTGGCCTTGGCGATTGCGGCTCTGGCTTGCTGTATCAATTCGAGTTCAGTCGAAGACTTTGGAAGGCAGTCGTCGTTGTACCGTCCTCCGTATACTTCGATCATTCCTTGAAGCGCCTCCAGAAGTTCAGGTGCGGCTGCTGCCAATTTCGATGCTGCCTGCCCCGCTATGATCGAAGAGGAGTGCTTTGCGCCACTTGAAGTCCTGCCATGGCGCTTTCGATCTGCTGCGTTTTCCCTGGCATCACCCCAATAGAGATTGTTGGAACTGTTATTCAGTTTGTCCCCGTCTACATGGCACACTTGGTGGAACGGGGTTGGCCTTGGCCCGTGAAATAGAATTGCTACAAGACGGTGAACTCTTTCGCGCTTTCTCTTGCCGCCAATCATTAAGCGGACTGCTGGGTATCCGTACTGATCTAGCGATTGCTTGATCTCGAAATAACCTTTTGATCTCCAGCCTGAGTTGCTGAAAACGCGGCCATCTGGATAAACGTCATATCCATGCCAGTCACGCGGTTCTGGCTTGCCCATTCTGTTCTCCTGCCTGTCAGGCGTCTTGCGGTGGTTCGGGTAGGGGCATCCAGTGAGTGGCTTCAGGCCGTTCTACATGGCCCGGTCCATCGGCACAGGTTTCGATGCGCTGGCAAGAGTCCTCAGCCAGCATCCAGAAACCGCCTTCATCCGAGCCTTCGTCAGATACCCAGCGGTCGAACTCGGGAGCGAAACAGTCCTGGCCCGGCCACTTTCGGCAAACCATGACTTCATCTGAGTGCTCCGGCATACGGTCACTGCACTTGATCCACTCACTCATCTCTCACCTCACCAATACATAGTCAGAAACAGCACAACGAACAGCGCTGCGAACTCGCCAAGGTCTGGCATGGATTCCTCTCTTGCCCGGGGGCTCGTAATTGGCTGTATGGGGGAGTGGTCTGGCCGGTGCTGATCTCCGGCATGCTGGTGGTGACATCATGTGTTCCGTTTCATGCCACGCATCGATTCGTGTACGCGGTTCACAGCGGCAGTCTGGCCAGCAACCATTTACAGTTATGACGTTCGTCTCATGACGGCAAAACCATGATTCTCGTCGCGCATCAGCCTGCGCATTCAGACCACTCTCCGATACAGCCTGGCGATGGGGAGCCAGGTGGATCGGGCCTGCTTTGGGGAGCCCGGCAGGCGCGGGCGGGTGTTAGGCTTTTGCCTTGGATGGAGGCCATTCGGCGTATTCGCCAACAGGAAGTTCGTCTGTCACATCGCGATCGGCCCAAGCGAGAAACTTTTCGATGGGGATTCGTGGATAGTGCTGGCCGAACCTTGCTGAGGGGCCGTCGTACTGAACTTCGAATGCTCCGACATACTTGACGGTTCGGTCATTTATCAGCTGGCTTACGCCGCAGTTGACGGCGCGCGGCTTTTTAGCCCTGTACGTGCGACCAATCTTGATTTGAAGTTCTGCCATGTCTTCCTCTCTCCCTGTATCAGGGCAAATGGAGCGAACGCCGGGCGCTTCCCCGGATGCGTCAGGTCTGGCTGCGCTAGCCCCTCGACTCGTTCGCTGTTCGGTGGCGGCTCACTCGTCGAATTCGACGAACTCGCCCTCGGCGCTCAACTGGTACCAGGTGTCCGGCTTTACGCCGTTCTCACCGACCTTGCTGGCGCGGATATGGATGAGGCGTCCCTCGTCGTCACGATGACATAGGACGATGGCGCTACCAGCAGATGCGCGAGCGCGGCCTTCGGTGCCCAGGGATGCGGCGACGGACTCCTTGCCGCTGACCTCGGCTGCCGATTGGTAGCCGGTGTTCGACGCTGCCGAGCGGTAGCCGGTGTTCGACGCTGCCGAGCGGTAGCCGGTGTTCGACGCTGCCGAGTAGTCGCCGGTGTTCGACGCTGCCGAGCGGTAGCCGGTGTTCGACGCTGCCGAGTAGTCGCCGGTGTTCGACGCTGCCGAGCGGTAGCCGGTGTTCGACGCTGCCGAGTAGTCGCCGGTGTTCGACGCTGCCGATTGGTAGCCGGTGTTCGACGCTGCCGAGTAGTCGCCGGTGTTCGACGCTGCCGATTGGTAGCCGGTGTTCGACGCTGCCGATTGGTAGCCGGTGTTCGACGCTGCCGAGCGGTAGCCGGTGTTCGACGCTGCCGAGCGGTAGCCGGTGTTCGACGCTGCCGAGCGGTAGCCGGTGTTCGACGCTGCCGAGTAGTCGCCGGTGTTCGACGCTGCCGATTGGTAGCCGGTGTTCGACGCTGCCGAGCGGTAGCCGGTGTTCGACGCTGCCGAGCGGTAGCCGGTGTTCGACGCTGCCGAGCGGTAGCCGGTGTTCGACGCTGCCGAGTAGTCGCCGGTGTTCGACGCTGCCGAGCGGTAGCCGGTGTTCGACGCTGTGCCGCCTACCACCGTCTGCTCAACCGACTTATCTACCTTGCTCATGATCCAGTCGAGGGCCCGCGAGATCATGGTCGGCATGCTGATTTCCGCCTCCACCACCAGGGTGGCGCTGGCGATCTTGCTGTCATCGCCGTGACGGCTCAGTTGCCCCGAAGCCTTTACGATGGCGAATCGGCTTTCGCCTGGGGCGTAGTAGCCGAAGACATCAAGGGGATACTCGCAGGAGTGGAAGCCCGAAGCGCATGCCTCTACCTCACCCTCATGCTTATAGGTGCCGCCGATCTCGAACTGGTAGCCGCGGCAGGTCAGGTCCTGCTTGAACCCCTTGTAAGCGGTCACGACCTCTTCGGACGCAGCCTTTTTCTTGCTCGCCATCGCGATTCTCCGTTTTAGGTTTGCCCTGGGTTGGGCGATAGGTCGCCCGGATGGGCAAATGGGTTGGAGCTGGTGATGCCCCGGCGAACCGGGGCAGTGTTCTCACAGGCGTAACAAATTCCGGTAGCCGTCACCCCCAGGCGCCCACACTCGGGGCAGCTCGCATCGCTGCGCACCTGCTCCTGCGCCTCCTCGTAGCAACCATCGCAGCGGAATCCGTCGGACGTCTCGATCACGCGGCCGGGCGCGTTGCACCGGTCGCATTCGTGAATGATTGTCATCGGGTCGACCCTTGCATCACGCATGCATCCGCACGGTGATGTAGCCGTTGCTTGCAACTACGTGCTCCCAGCAATTGAAGAAGACGGACTGTCCGAACTTCTTCATTGCCGCCTGGCGAACCTTCACCTCAACGTCCAGAGGCTGTTCACCGGCGTCCGGCAGGGCAAGCCATTGCAGGCTCTTGCCGTCGCTCAGGTGGGAATCGATGTTGAATTGAGCCATTTCAGTCTCCTTAATAGGGTTTGCCAGCGTTGATGTATGCGCTTCCTGCTAGCTCGGTTAGAGCTAATAGCTGCCAGGAGTCGATCGCTCCGCCGTAGTGCAATCCGCGCAACATCCCGACCGTTTCGTAGTACTCGATGCGCGCTCGGTGTACGTCGCTCTCCCTGCGGATGATTCGAAGAGACTGACGTAAAGCCAGTGAGGCCTTTTCATTCATCGTCTTGCCCTCCAGGGCGTGTTGACTTCTTCGATGCCCCTCTTGCGAAGGGCATCTGAGAAATCGGTGTTGCTCCCGCGTTCGCCTAACTGGGCTTCTACAACCCGCGGGTGTTGTTGCCCTCACCACTTCCGATAGCAGCTAGGGCTCGATGTGTTTGGCCTTGGGCTTCCCTCGCAACGCCTTCAATCGGCATACAGCGCTGGTCATGGGGTATCAGTGTTACTCCGCGCTTGAGTGCAGCCCGGCGGCCCGTTGAGTGGGGCACGTATGCGCGGATTGCCGACCCGAACATCGGCTGGGCTTAGTACTGCATTGGCTGTTTCCTCCTATTGGTGTCATCTCGGTCGCTTCTCCTTGTCGGGGTTCGTTCCCACTCCTGCGTTCGCTTCTTTGGTCTATTGGCAGGTGACTTGAGCAACGTCGCGTGCAACGCATGGGCTTGCACGGCTGGACTGTCCGGCCCATCTCAGGCTGCGTCTTTTGCCTCTTCCAGCGTCTCGCGACGTTGGCGCAGCAGAGGGTTCCCAAATTGTCGAAAGAGCGGTCGGCTCGGTGGCCTGGGCCGCGTATTGGCTGCGGCTATGGATTAACTATCGCCGCCGGATATACATAAGTCAATACCGGCGGAGATATATTTTCTTGCGCCCATGAAAAAGCCCGCGCTAGGCGGGCTCTGGATACGGTGTTAGGTGGGAAGGGTGGCGCTGGGGCGAGTTCAGCGCCGGGGTAGGGCGGTCGTCAGCTCAGTGCGGAGCCGGGAGGGAAGGGCAGGCAGAAACGAAAAGCCCCGCGGTGCGGGGCTGATTCAGGAGGTTATTCTGCCGATTTCAGACAGTATGGGCGCTAGGTATTGCTGAGCCATCCACCAGATAGCTCCTACGAACGACCCACCTACAACGAGCATGGCAGAAAGGGCCCAGACCGCCATCTGCCCTTTTGTCACCATGTGCTTCTCGATGCTTTCAAGGCGAGTCTCAATCTTGCCGACTGCCACTTTGACATCAGTCATGTCTCGCTCAAGATTGATAATTCGAGTGTTCAATTCGTCTTCCTCGGGAGGATTTCCTCTTCCTCTCCATGATGGATGATCAGGAACCACTTTTCCAGAGGGGTCTCTGATTGACAGCGCTTCACTCATCCGCCCCACCCTCAAGTCCTTTTATCATTCTGGCCAGGGTTTCAGAAAGGCGTTTGGCTGTTGCGAGCGGCATTGAGATAGCTGCTACGTCAAGCCTGACGACTTCAAGTCGGCCTGAGTCATCCTGTGCAGGAGCGTCATCGAAGTGGACAAGCCTGGTGGTCCCAAGGCGCAGTGAATCTCGTCCAAAAGTAAGATGGACAGCTGCCTCGCCATTCCACTGGATGCTGTATGCCGAGTACTTATCGACATGCTCGTCAATAAACGAGCCAAGTCGTTCATGTGGAATTTCGGTAATCCTAGTTGGCTCGCTCATTCCATCTTCCTTAGTTGATTGCTGGTATGCCTCTCGCAGCCCATCACAAATCCCCACCCCTCCAGATGACCTTGCCTATGATGCGGTGCTCGTGAGCCTGCGGCCCATATGCGATGACGCCTCGCCTCACCTAGACCAGGTTGAACATCGAGGCTTGCCAGTGCTTCTCGCTGATGATCGCGATGGGATGGCCTTCCTCACGCAACTCGACAGCTCGCTTGATCTTGGTTCCGTAGGTGCTGTGAAGCCACTGCTCGTTGCCTATCTCGCCGACAACCAGGTAATGCACCTTTTTGCTGATGCCTGAGGCTATTCCCCCGCCGCGGTTGACGACGATCTCTTCGCAATGCTTTCTGGGGCCGTAGACCATGACGCCAGTGAAAACGTAGAGATGGCCCGACCATTCAAGCTTGGGCGCTGGATTGTTGAGCGGAAGAGCATTCGATGGAGTAAAGGCATTGTCGCTTGGTTTCGGCTTGGAAGCAGAGAGGCCACCAAACCCTCTAAGAATCTCAAGCAGTTCGGCGGACTCGTCAGCGTCTAACACGCCATCGGAAAGCATGTCTGAGAGCCTCCTGTAGAGGAGGTTGGTCACTGGATCGTCAAGATGGACCAGGTTCGTAGCAATCCAATCCTGTAGGAACTCGGCCTCCTGCTGATTGATATGCCCATCAGCAGTGATCCCAGCCGCCAGTCCTGCAAGCTCATCGACAGACCTTCGGTCTATGCGCTTCTCGTGGAAAATTCGGCTATCCCCAAATTCAGCGTGCCAGTCGACCATCGTTTCTCTCCTTGAACATCAGGTGTCCATCACAGTCTCTTCGCATTCCAGGCCAGCAGGACCCTAGCGAGCACCTGGAATCTTTTTAATTCGGCGCTGGATACCTCGATTGGTGGGTATGCGTTGTTGTCTGAGATCATCAGAAAGGTGCCATCTGCCCTTCGCTGCATCCGCTTTATGTAAAGCTCATCCTTCAGGGCCATAACGTAGACGGCATCTATCTTTATCTCAGTGATGCCGGTATCGACTAGAAGGATGTCTCCGTCCGAAAACGTAGGCTGCATGCTGTCGCCATATCCCGTGATTAGCGCGAGGTTGTCTGGCGCTGAGTACCTGACGTTGCGAGATAAGTAATCGATGCTCGCGACAATCGAGTCGATAACGACATCAAATTCTGGGCGCGCCAGGCCTTTCCCCATGGAGGCAGCGATATCGTATTGGGGGACGACAATGAACCCGCTCTTTGTCCTCTGCCTTGAAAAGTCGGCAGGGATGACATTCCCCTTTGCGGGTTCTGCATGTACAGCCTTGGCCATCTCCCCAACTTCCGCCGCCAGCCGTTCACTGAATGACTCGATACGAATCCCAATTTGCGAGGCAACGTACGAAGCAAACCTCGCATTGAGCGCGTTGTACCCGTTGAGATAGGAACTCACGGACCCCTGACTCATGTCGAGAGCTTCGGCGATTTTCCCCTGGGTAAGGCTGTCCTTCCGAGATTTCCCGGCGTTGAATTCTTCCAGCGCAGCTTTCAGCTTTGCGCATTCCTCTTTCTCCCAGTGGGAGATTTCACGTTTCTTGTCGCTCATGTGCGAAGGGTATTCCCGCAGGCGATAGGTATCCATCGCCGCCGGCATTGACTTTAAAATAACCGCCGGCAATACTTTATCCATGGATAAACCATGGAGACCTGGGTTATGCACCGCATTCCTCTCAAAGAATTTTCTGCCCAGAAGGGACAGACCAAGGCCGCTGCGCTGCTGGGGTTGACCCAGGGCGCATTGAACAAGGCCTTGCGCGTTGGGCGTGACATCTATGTCACCGAAAACGCAGACGGAACCTATTCCGCTGAGGAGGTTAAGGCTTTCCCGTCTCATTCCTCCAAGGCCGTTGCCTGACCCCGACCAATCTACCGGCCGGGAGGCCAGCCATGACCGAATTCATGCAAATCCTGATCTTTGGTTCCTCGTTGGCGATGGCCTACTTCCTGGGCGCCACGTCGTCGAGGAAGAGCTCCAGTGAAATCCGGCTGATCGACAAGTGGCCAACGGCCTACATCCAGTTCGACTCAGGCATGAGCCAAGAGGATGCGCTGCGCTTCATCGAGCTGGCCCGCGAAATGGTTCTGGCCGGGCCAGAGAAAGTGACTGCCGAGAAAGCGCTGAAGGATGACGAGGAGAGCCGAGACGCTTTCTGGGCGCAGTCTCTCAAGACTGGTTTGGCCTCGTTCGAATCGCGTTCCAAGTCTTCACATAACCCTCGAGACCCCCAATGACTTCGTCCGGCAGTTGCGAGTACGCCAAGAACGATCGCATGTGCGCAATTTCGTTATCGAACCCGTCGAGAACCCTCCCGAGTTCCGCAGGTGTTAGCGAGCGTGCCATTGCCATAAGGAAGGCGTTGATGCCCATCAGTTCGCCTTTCTGCGCGTTGATCGTCGCAACGATCTTGTCGATTTCGTCAGTCATGTCCGGCCTCCGCGGCCTTTTCGTGTGGAAGCAAAAAGCTACCACGGTTGCGCCGGACTCCACATTCGAAGCGCTGGCTTTCGCCGTCCCCTCAATTCACGGCTGACAGCGTATAGCACCGACCTCAAGGGAAGAACTAGAGCATGAAAACGCCCGTACTAGAGACCCGCAGAAAGGTAATGACCACGGTAGCCAATGCCTATCCGGGAGGTCGCGATTGCGCTGCTGCGCGTCTGGGGATTCCGCTCAAGCGCCTGGAAAACCAGATGTACGAAACGGCGGGCGTGAAGCCCCTGAGCGACGGCGACCTGCACGTCCTGGAGCAGGAGATGGGGACTTCCTATCTGCCTGACTACATCTGCGCGATGTATGGGGGAGTGTTTGTGCGGACGCCGGAAGCGGGCGATCTGGACAACGTAGACCTGCACCACCGTTCGCTGCGTACAGCGGTTAAGCGTGGCCGGGTTGATCAGATGATCGCTCTGGCCCTGGAGGACGGGGAGATCAGCGCCGATGAGGCGAAAGAGATTTTGGCCTTGCATGCCAAGCACATGGCCGCCAGGCATGAAGAGGTTCGGGCCGTGCTCGAACTGCACAGGGCGAAGTGACTATGCGCCCTCGTCTCACGAACTCTGACTACGCCGCAATGGCTAACGCTGCTGAAGAGCTGGCGGGTATGGGTTCGAGTGAGTGGAGGCGCAGATACAACAAAGCCCTGAGCGACTACTACAGGGCTTTGTCGGTGCGTGGATCGGTGGCAGCCGAATCACGCTTGGGGAAACAACATCAGGTGACAGGTGAATTATGCAACCTCGAACGCTGACTTACAACGCCTTGGAGCTTCGTCCGGTGAAGGACTCCATTGCCATCTGCCAAGGTGATCAGGTCGTGACCATCACTCTGGATCAACTCCACCAGTTCACAAGCGACATCTGCATCCTCGCCGCATCGATGCGGGAAGACATGCGTGGCCCGCTGGACGATGACAAAGGAGAAGGAAATGTCGAATAGCTGGCTGCGGCTTTGGCATGACATGCCGAATGATCCGAAATGGAGAACGATTGCTCGCGTATCCGGGCAACCCGTTGCGTTGGTCCAGGCGGTGTATTTGCATCTTCTGGTCGATGCGTCACGAAATGTCACGCGCGGTCACGTGACTGTCACGACGGAAGATTTGGCTAGCGCGCTTGACGTGACAGACGAACAGATCGTGAATGTTATCGACGCGATGCAAGGGCGCGTTCTGGATGGTGATGCCCTCACTGGATGGGATAACCGTCAGCCGAAGCGCGAGGACGCCGGTAACCCTGAAAGAGGCGCAAAATCTGCTGCTCAGCGTAAAAGGGAGCAGCGCGAACGTGAGCGGGAGGCATCTAAAGTTGATGATGTCACGCAATGTCACGCAGAGTCACGCAATGTCACGCTAGATAAAGATACAGAAGAAGAGAAAGAGCATAACCCCCCTTACCCCCCTGAGGGGGTAGAGCCGGCTGTGCCGTCTCCGAAGTTCAACCCGCTGGATGCTTGCCCGGAAAACGTCACGCCATCGGTGTGGGCTGAATGGGTCAAGTGCCGGAGCGAGTTGCGCAAGCCGCTGAAGGAGACCACCTGCAAGGCGCAAGCGAAGCAGCTTGCAGGCCATCCCAACCCGGATGCAGTGATCCAGGCTTCGATCAGCGCAGGGTGGATGGGGTTGTTCCCTGACCGCGTGAAGTCGAACGTCCACCCGATCCGCAAGGGCGCTGTCGTGAACGGGAAAACATACCCGTTCGAAGCGCCGCGTGGTTATGTGACCGAGTCCCACGAGTTCTGGCACGACCACCTTCCGAACACAGTCCTGTCGATCTACACGCACGACTACACCTGCAAGCGCCTGCCGGCTGCCGGGGAGGCGCAATGACCCCCTCTGAGATTGCTCAGCGCCTCGCTGATCGCGTGATCGACGTTGCGCACCACTTGCTGCCCAGCGGAAAGCGCGAGGGAGCCGAGTGGCGTGTCGGCAGCGTGAACGGCGAAAAGGGCCAGAGCCTGGGCGTCCACCTCAAGGGCGAGAAAGCCGGCGTCTGGTGCGACTTCTCGACCGGCGAAACAGGCGACCTGTTGGACCTGTGGCGCGCTGTTCGCGGTTGTGACATGGGCACCGCACTGGCCGAGGCGAAGTCCTACTTGGGCATCGCTGATCCGAAACTCGAAGCGCCCTCTCGCAAGACCTACGTTCGCCCTGAGCGCCCCAAGTGCAAGGCTCCGGTCGATGAGTCTCCGGTCATGGCCTACCTTGTTGGGCGCGGTCTGAAGCCGGAAACCATTGCCGAGTTCAAGATCGGCGAGTCTGGCCGAGACATCGTGTTCCCGTACCTGCGGGACGGCGCTCTGATCTTCTGGAAGAAGCTCGGAGTTGATCGCCCCAACGGGAAGAAACGGATTTCCGCCTCGGCTGACGCAGAGCCTTGCCTGTTCGGCTGGCAGGCCATTCCCGATGGCGCTCGCGAGGTGACGATCACCGAGGGCGAGATCGACGCCATGACTGCCTGGCAGTACGGTCGTCCGGCGCTGTCGGTTCCGTTCGGTGGTGGTAAGGGCGAGAAACAGGCGTGGATCGAACACGAATATTCGCGCCTGTCCCGGTTCGACGTGATCTACCTCGCCATGGATGACGACGAGCCCGGCAAGCAGGCGACCGAAGAAATCATCAAGCGCCTTGGGCGCGAGCGCTGCCGCATCCTGGACCTAGGCTGCAAGGACTTCAACGAAGCCCTGGATGCCCTGTTCTACACCCGCGACGACATCGACGACTGCTACGCCAAGGCCAAGACCCTTGATCCGGAGAAACTGGTAGGAGCCGAAACCTTCGCCGATGACGTTTGTGCCGAGTTCTTTGAGCGCAACCCGGTAGTAATGGGGATGGCGACCCCGTGGGAGAAGTCTCACGACACCATTCGGTTCCGCGACAGTGAGGTCACTATCTGGACCGGCTGGAGCGGTCACGGGAAATCCCAGCTTCTGAACTACCTGGCCTTCCACGGAATGAGGCAGGGGGAGAAATTCTGCATCGCCTCAATGGAGATGCCGGCCAAGCGCACCTTGCAACGCATGGTTCGCCAGGCGGCAGGAATGAACCTGCCATCCCGCGGATACATCCACGCGATCCTGGATTTTCTGGGGGGCCGGTTGTGGATCTACAACCAGATGGGTTCGGCCAATACCGCCGAGATGATCGACACCTTCCGCTACGCCGCGCGGCGGTACGGAGTGAAGCAATTCGTAGTCGACAGCTTGGCGAAGCTTGGCATGGCCGAGGACGACTACAACGGCCAGAAGCAGGCCATGGAAGCCATCGTTGGCTTTGCCCATGAAATGGGCGTCCACGTCCATCTGGTTGCCCACCCGCGCAAGGCTGACGACGAGACCAAGTTGCCGGGGAAACTCGACGTTCGAGGTGGCGCAATCCTCACCGACCTGGCCGACAACGTGATCACCGTTTGGCGCAACAAGAAGAAAGAGGTCGCGATGAAGGACGGAAGCGAAGAGGACCGCGCGTACTACGCATCTCACTCCGACGTGAAGATGGTCATCACAAAGCAGCGCCTCACCGGCATCGAGGAAACCATTCCGCTCTGGTTTGACCCAGCGTCAGCTCAGTACATGGAGCGCGAAGGGCACAAGCCTCGCCAGTGGATTGAATTTTCCGGAATCACCCAACAACAAGCCGATCAGGAGGCCGCATGAAGCGCTGCTGGAAGGTAGTTCTGCCGGGTCGCCCGGCGTTCACGATGATCTTGATGGAAGACTGCGACCCGGTTGATGTCGTGAAGAGCATTTGGCCGGAGGGGAGGGTTGAACAGTGACTCCCGCAAAACAGGAATCCCTCATGCAGGGCCAGACCGGAATCGCGAAGAAGGTCTACGAGTGCGTACCGATCTCTGAGCCCTGGCGTTCGTTCCAGGTGCTCACCGCACTTCGCAACATGACCGGAAGCACGCCGGACGTTCGGATTGTCCAGGGCTGCCTGCGCGATCTAGTCGATTCCGGACTGATCCGCCGCACTGGTACTGACCACTACCAACGAATCCAAGTCGAGAAAAAGACCAAGCATCAGGAGCCGAAGATGGCGGAGCCCGCGAAGAAGATCGAAACCCAGTCCGAGCCGAAGCGCTCCGCCTCCCCGCTGGAGATGCTAGGCGAACTGGCAAACGAGCTCGCCGGCATGGCCGAGCACATGAAGCGCCTGTCTGATCGCATCGAGGACGTCGCGCTGGCAGTCGAGCAGGAGCGCGAATCGAGCGCCAAGTCGATGGAAAGCTATCGCCAACTCAAGGCACTGCTGAAGAGCCTGCAAGGGGAGGGCGAGTGACATGGATATCGTAGACATCGCCAACGATTACGCCGAGCGTGAACTCGCTGAACGGGCTGAGCGGAGGGCTGTGTAATGAGCGAGAAAACTCACTATTGCTCGTTCTGCGGAGAGTCCGAGCACGACCTCAAGGCTCTCATCAAAGGCCCATCGGCGCTTATCTGCGATGCGTGCGTCGCGCTGTGCGTGGACCTGCTCGAGGACAAGGGGCACTGGCCGCCAGCTGCTTGCAGTTCTGAGGTTCCCGGCGCCAAGCCGGAGGAGGTCGAGTGATGCCGAACTATCGCAAGCCGGACATGTACTCGGACGCCGATTGGGAAATGGTTCAGGGCTACATGGCCGGCAAGGACGGCCTGCGCGCCCAGCGCTCGACGGCTGCCTACATGCATGGCTATCGCAACGGGGTTTCTGATCGGACCGGAGTCCCGCATGAGCGGGCAGAAGTTCTTCGCCGTCGCGCAGAGATGATCCCTGGCATCACGCCCGATAAAGTTTGGTTCCAGGGGAGGGTAGGCCGTGGCTGAACTCGCCCTTATCCGTACCGCCCAGGGATTGGTTCCGGCCACCGAGGCTGACCGTGAAACTGTCCAGAAGTGGAAGGCCGGCCAGGTCGTCCACGGGAAATTCACCCGGATGCGCAATGCCAAGTTCCACGGCAAGTTCTTCGCCATGCTGGATCTCGCATGGGAGTACTGGGAGCCGAAAGGCGGCCTGGTGCCGCGCCAGGAGATGCGTGGCATCCGCGGGCTGGCCAAATACTTCGAGGATCTGAATGGGCGTCCTGGCCAATTGCAGAACGCCGTCGCCGCGTACATCGCCAAGCTTGAGGCTGATCGCGCCGACCGCTTCCCGGCAGTCGAGAAGAGCCGCGAGGCGTTCCGCGAGTGGATCACCATCGAGGCCGGGCACTTCCACCTGATCCACACGCCTGACGGCGTTCGCAAGGAAGCCAAGTCGATCAGTTGGGCGAGCATGGACGACACAGCTTTTGAGCCGCTTTACCGCGACGTGTTTGCTGCCTGCTGGAGGCTGGTCCTTTCCTCTCACTTCGAAACCGAGGCTGACGCCATGGCGGCGGCTGATCAGATGGGGACTTTCGCATGAGCAAGTTCAAGGCCGGAGACTTGGCCATGATCATTTCCTGCCAACGGGTTCCTGAACTGATTGGGAAGACCGTTGAGCTGGTTATGCCTGTTCTGCCAGGCGATGAAGCCAATCATGGCGGAAGAGATTGGCGGAACCAGACGGATCGTCCTGCCTGGGTCGTCGCAGCTGAAGGGCTGTACGTCCTGACCATCAAGGGGAACCTGGAGCCTGATCAATACACGCTGATGCCTGATCACAAGCTCATGCCCCTGCGCGGCGACTTCCAGCCCGAGCAGAAGAAGGCGAAGGAGGTGGAGGCATGAGCAAGTTCAAGCCTGGCGATCTCGCTCTTAATCTGCAAGACATCCCCAGCTGCATCAGTGCGGGAGTGGTAGTCGAGTTGATGTCTCGACTTGCCCCTGGTGATCTGTTTGCCGAAGACGGCCAGACCTTTCGGGTGATTCGGCCAGCTTGGTGGGTGCTCCATGAAGGAGACCGGCTCTACATACCTGAACGGTATCTCATGCCCCTGCGCGGCGACTTCCAGCCCGAGCAGCAGAAGGCGAAGGGGGTGGAGGTATGAGCAAGTTCACCATCTTCCTTCTCGGTATGACCTTTTTATCGCTCATCACTGGTCAGATTTCATCGGCTCTTTGGTTCGCCTCGGCTGCGCTAATTTGGGAGTTCGTATGAACCTCTCTACCCGCCAGCCCCGCCCCAAGAAGTGCCAGAACACCGAATGCGGCACCCAGTTCGTTCCGCAGCGCCTGGGGCAGCGCGTGTGCTCCCCAGCCTGCGCCCTAGCCACCAAGGACAAGCACGCCGCTCCGGCGCGGAAGGCCATCGCCGACCGCAACCGCCGGGAGATCAAGGCGCGGAAGGAGAAGCTGAAGAGTCACAGCGACTTCGTGAAGGACGCCGAGAAGGCGGTGCGCGACTATCGCCGCACCTACGAGTTGTCCATCGGCAGCGGCTGCATCAGTTGCGGGAAATCGCAGGCAGAGGTCCAGGCGGCCCAGGGATGGAAGACTGGCGGCGCCTTTGATGCCGGGCATTTCCTCGGCAAGGGAGCCCGCCCTGAGCACCGCCTGGAACCCTCCAACATATGGCTTCAGTGCAAAGCCTGTAACGCCGGATCCAGCAAGTACGCCAGGAAGGGGCTGACCGTTGCCCAAGGGTTCCGGGAGGGCCTGATCGAACGAATCGGCTTGGAAGCCGTAGAGGCCATGGAAGCCGATCACCGTCCCCGCAAGTACACCAACGACGAACTGAAGGCCATCACGGCCGAATACCGCGCCAAGCTGCGCGAACTGAAAAAGAGGACTGCCTGATGAAAACCACCATCTCGATCATCATCAGCATGACGCTGAGCCTTTCCCTGCTGTCCGGCATCGGCCAGCTATCGCAGTTCGCCTTCTACGTCTGCGTCATCATGAACGCTCTTGCCTGGATCGGGATGCTTCTCGGCATGGTCAAGGACGAGGTCAGTGCGCGCATCCGCCGGACCTTCTGGATTCAGCTCCTGCCATCCATCTTCTACGTCTATGCCCTGATCTTCAGCGGGCATCCAATGCTAGGCGCCTCCGCCTTCATGGCGCAGTTCCTGATCGTCGCCACCGCCTTCCGCAAGGAGGCAAAGCCGGCATGACGCTAGCCGAATACATCGCCCAGCAGTGGGCAATCCTTCGTGAATATGGGCTGATTAAGGGGGAAGCATGATCTACACCAGCGAAAGAGATGGAGCTGTCACCTGGCAAGAGTTGAAGGCCGTACTTGATTACCATCCAGAAACGGGACAGTTCATCTGGAAAGTATCGAGAGGCTCAATAGTCTCTGGTAGCAGAGCTGGCACTATCGGCGGTACTCGCCGTTACGTAAGCATAATGATACGAAAGAGAGCTTATTTGGCACATCGGCTTGCATGGCTATACATGACTTGCGAGTGGCCGCAACTTGATATAGACCACATTGATGGAGACCCCCTGAATAACTCCTGGGCAAATCTGCGCTTGGCAACGCCAAGGCAGAACGCAAGAAACAGGAAGACCCCCTGCACCAATAAATCCGGGGTAAAGGGCGTCTATTGGGTTAAGGCCAAGAACCGTTGGCGTGCACAGATTCGAGACCAGGAAGGGGTAATACGGGTGCTTGGCCTGCATAGGACTGTCAATGAAGCAGAACATGCGCTTCTGTCTGCACGCAGAGAAATGCACCAAGAGTTCGCCAGGTATTCCTGAGGGGTTTCCATGACTATCTATGTATCTGCGCTATCTGCAATTGTTTCAGCATTGTCTGCGGACTGCATCGACAACACTGCAAAGCAAGCCTGGCAGAAGCTCTACCAGCCAGGGTATGCAGAGAGCGAGGGTTTAGCTGGGCTGATCAGGGGCTCGAACACTTCAGGCATCAAGCGCATAGACGCTGATTGCTGGGTGCACGCCCGGCTGCACAGCCAGCTCAAGCCGCGGCACTGGAACGCGCTTATGGCGAAGTACAGCACTCACAAGGCCAAGAAGGTCGAGTCCATCAGTGCGCTGGTGCCAGTTATCGCAAGCCACGCGCCTCAATTGTTCGTGATGAAAGCCGTAACTGCCTGGGCTATCCCGCAGTTGAAGGGAGTCGATGGGAAGCGTTCCAGTGACATGATCGTCCTGCCTCAGCAGTTCTATGACATCAACTCTTGGGATTCCCAGGGGTTGAACAGGACTACCTACTGGAGGTGGAAGAAAGGTGTCGAGCGAACCCTGGATGAAATGATCAACGAGGCACTTAATGATTCTGAGAATATTCTTCGAAGAGAAGGCATTTTGATTGCAGATGTGGCTTGACAGTAGCGCAACAATGCAACAAACTTTTCCCATCCTGCTGATCTTGCGCGTTTGAGGATTGGCGGCTTTGAGGCCCTGGCATCTGCCGGGGCTTTTTCGTTTCCAGCCCAATGCGGAGTTCTGAAATGTCTGCCGAATCGAAAGATGTTTGGCTGCTCAAGGGTATCGGCGGTGGCGCGCTGGTCCTGCTGCTTCTGGTTGGAGCGGTAGTAGTTCTGATCTGAATCCTTCTGGGTTGCGACTACGCGGCCGAGGATGGTCAAAGGTGGGACCCGGCCCTACCGCGACCTAATACTCCGGGATCGCCTTGGACACGCAGGCGTTAAAGTGAAGTGGGGGCCGGTGGAAGCCCGGCACGGAGTGAATGCGCAGGCTGATGCGCTAAGAGGATACGCGGCGGCAACGTTCAGTGGGCGTTATAGCCAGTTCACCGCCATGCCGGATTCAGCCCCGGTCACTCCAAATCACGCATGCGGCAGAAGAAAGCAAGGGTCACCACTGGTGAACAAGGCGAAAGCCCCGGCTACTTGCTCTGCGGGCGTGACGCCGGGTTCGCCCGGCACCTATTCCGCGGCTCTAGCTCAACTGGCAGAGCGCTGTCCTTCCAAGTCAGATGTTGCGGGTTCAAGTCCCGCGAGCCGCTCCAGACTACAAGACCCAGCCTGGACCAAGCCTTTCGCGCTACCGCGCTTGGAGAAGCACGTGAAAAGTGAATACCGTCAAGCTGTTGAGTCCGTTATCGCTCAAGAGAAAAAGCTGGCCGAGATTGAGGATATGTATGCTTCGGCGGCCGCCCAAGAGCGGAGGTTGGCTGAAGATCTGCGACTCAACCGAGAGACACTTTCCAGATATGAGGATCGTGTAGCTGAGATTGAGTCGCAGATTCTCGGCTCCGATCGGACCTAGCTAGAAGCCGAGGTAGGAGTCCAGCAGCGCGGGGTACTGGATCGGACCTTTCGTGGCCTTCTCTCGATTGGACACATCGATAACCACCATTATGTCTTTGGTTGCGTTGAACTCGCTGCCGGTGTACAGCTCAGAGCAAAGTCTTTGGGCTGTGTAGTCCAACTCGAAGCAATAGAAAGAGGTTGTCTCATCCCAGTGCTTGTAATTGGTTAACTCATTGATTTTCTTTTTAAAAGAACTATATCGAGACTGGTAGGTATCATCGGCCTTGATTTGAAACGTGACAATGAAGTTTGCCATGGGTCCGTCCTGTTTCGTGGTGTAGGAATCGCGAGGATAGCACGGGGCCATCCCCGCCCTTCGGCGGGTTTTTCTTCGTGAGAGCCACACTACAAGGCCCAGGCAACGACCTGGGCTTTTCTGCATCTGGAGTACGTGAATATGGCCGAGCCGAGTGGTGCGGTAGCAGTCGCCGGCCTGGTCGGTATTGGTGCGTCTGCGTTGATCCCTGGCATTGATGCCAATGCAGTGATCGGGGCTTTTGCTGGGGCTATCTTCTTCGTGGTGTATGCCAAGGACATCTCGGCCTGGGCTCGCCTCGGTTACTTCGTCGTGTCCTGGATCGTTGGCTACTACGCCGCCGGCGAAGTCATCGGGCGGGAGTGGGCAAGAACATCGGGCCTGGTCGCCTTTGGTGGGGCATTGTTCTGCGTCGCAGTGGGCACCAGCTTGCTGGAGTGGGTGCAGGGGGGGAAGACGCCTGGTTGGCTCCGCTTCATAGCGGACCGCTTTGGAGGTCGTAATGGTTGACCCTTGGACTCTGGTGGCCGCGATGATTTGCGGCGCCATCTGCATGAGGCTGGCGACATACCGCCGACAGGGCGCGAGGTATCGCCGGGGAGTGTCCTGGCTCGCATACCTGCTGTGCGTTGGTAGTGGGTGCTTCGCCCTGAGCGTGATGCTCGATGCACTCCACGGCTACAGACTGAACCCCGTATCCCCCTGGCTGACCCTGGTGCTGGCAATCCTGCTCGGTCTGGTGTGCCGCGCTCGGGGGAACCTGGCCCACATTCTGAGGGTGTACTGATGGATGCTCCGCTTCTGCTGAAGAACACTGGCACGAGCCTGATCTTGTGTGATGCCAACGGGAAGCCGCTCCCTTGCCAGCTTTCGTTGAGCGTCAGCAACGACGGCCCCATCCCAACCGTCACGGTCACGTTCGCACTCGACAATGAGCGCGTGAGGCTTTGCGGGGAAGGGGTGGAGTCGAAAGAGCCTTGTATCGAGCCGTTTAGCTGGGACCTGGTGGCCAGTCCACGCGGGAAAGGGCAAATCTGATGACCAAATGCACCTTCTGCAACAAGACGCGCGAATGGGCGAAGAAGTGGGCGCGGGTTGCCGTAGAGCGGGCGGCCTCCGCTATGGCCAGTAACCCAAAGCGACCGGAGGTGCGTGATGACTGATACCGGAGAAGAGGTTCGAGTCATCCTGCACAACCTGCTCGAAGAACAGCGCAAGACCAACCAACTGTTGCATCTGCTGATCCAGGCTCTCGCCGAGGATGGTGATGATCCTGAAGCCACGCCCACCAGCTACCTGAGTGGAGAGCCGATCTGATGCCTGACCTCCCTCAGCGTCATACCAAGCCAAAGGCCAAGGGAGTGACCAAGCACGAGGTAGAGGACAAAGCATGGGGGAATGGGCGCGGTGGCAGGCCGTGGCGCCGCAAGCGTGAGCGCATCCTCAAGCGGGACGGCTACATGTGCCAGTGTCCGGAGTGCAAGGGGGTGAAGAGGATCGCCACAGAGGTGGACCACATCATCCCGCTGAGCCAGGGCGGCACAGACGATGACTCCAACCTGATGGCTATTGCTGGCTACCCGTGTCATGCGAGGAAGACGGCGAGGGAGTCGGCGGCATCTAGGTAATAGTCGGGCTCATCCAGCGAGCGGACACGACGATTAGAGATATTTACGAATAATGGCAGTTGTTTTCACTGGATTCGTGCGGCTTGACCGAAAAATCGAGTTAAATGAGAAAAATTCTCATTTATAGGGGTGGGCGGGTCAAAACCTTAGAACTTTTCGCTAGGACACCGCGCCACCAAAGCACTTTCCATTTCCACAGAATTTAGGTTTCAAGATGGCACGACACAAACAGCCAGATGTCGTCGCCAAGTTCAAAGGCGCCGACAAGAAAAACCCCCAGCGCTACCGGCAGGAGCCGGCAAAGGGAGAGGGGGGGGTCGGCGAAGCGCCCATCCATCTGCAAGGCCCCGCTCGTCTCGCATGGAAAGAGTTGTGCGCTCAGTCGATCAAGGGCGTTCTGACGGGATCGGACCGGATCATCCTGGAGGTCACCGCGAACCTGCTCGCTGAATACCGTGCCAACCCGACAGAGTTCGCGGTTGGCAAGTACACCCATCTGATCGGAAACCTGGCCCGGCTTGGACTAACGCCGTCCGACCGCCAGAAGTTCGGCCTGGAAAAGCCGAAGGAGAAGGACGAGTTCGAGGATTTCTGAGATGACCCCCAGCGACATTGCGCGACAGTACGCTAGCGATGTCGTGGGTGGGGCTATCGTTGCGTGCCGGTATGTGAAGCTTGCATGCCAGCGTTTCCTGAATGACTTGGACCGGCAGGGCGATGACGATTGGCCATACGTTTTCGATGAGGCCAAGGCAGATCGTGCTGTCAAGTTCATGCAGCTCATGCCTCACACCAAAGGCAAATGGAGCGCTTCGAAGTCGAAGCTAGTGTTCGAGCCTTGGCAGGTATTCATCGAGGCCAACATCTTCGGCTGGGTGAAGAAGGACACCGGCAAGCGCAGGTTCCGCGAGGCCTACGAAGAGATTCCAAGGAAGAACGGGAAGTCGGCCCGTCTTGCCGCACGAGGCATTTACCTATTCGCCGCAGATGGCGAGTCGGGAGCCGAGGTCTACTCCGGCGCCACCACCGAGAAGCAGGCCTTCGAGGTTTTCCGTCCAGCGTGGATGATGGCGCACAAGCTGGAGAACCTGCGTAACCGATTCGGTATCGAGCTTTCTGGCAACCAGAAGAACCCTGGCCCCATGTTTGTCATGGAGGATATGTCGAAGTTCGAGACGGTGATCGGCAATCCAGGCGATGGTGCAAGCCCGCATGCGGCCTTGGTGGACGAGTACCACGAGCACGACACCGATGCACTGGTGGATACCATGCAGACCGGCATGGGTGCGCGCGAGCAGCCGCTGCTGTCGATCATCACGACAGCGGGCTCCAATCTCGGCGGCCCGTGCTACGAGAAGCGCCGCGACGTGATCCGCATCCTCGAAGTCCAGACGGTCGACGAGACGATCTTCGGCATCATTTATACGCTCGATGAAGAGGACCCGTGGGATGACCCGGCCAGCTTGGTCAAGGCTAATCCGAACTACGGAATTTCGGTATTCCCGGATTTTCTCCTGGCTCAGCTCCAGCAGGCAAAGCGTTCGGCGTCGAAGCAGAACGCCTTCCGCACCAAGCACCTTAACCAATGGGTGGGCGCCAGGACAGTCTGGATGAACATGCTGGCGTGGCAGCGACAGAAGCGAGATTTCACGATTGCCGACATGGCCGGATGCCGTTGCTGGATGGCTCTGGACCTGGCGAGCAAGAAAGACGTGGCCGCCCTGGTGATGCTGTTCGAGAAGGCGGGGCAGTTCTATTGCATCCCTCGCTTCTATGCTCCAGAAGCGGCAGCCGAGGAAAACGAGAAGTATCAGAATTTCGCGCTCGACGGGCACCTGATCCTGACGCCCGGGAGCATGACCGACTATGCCTTCATCGAGAACGACATTCTCGACTTGGCGAAACAGGTTGACCTGCAGGATGTCGCCTTCGACGACTGGCAGGCCAACTATCTGATCACCCGACTTTCCAACACCTCCATCCCGGTCGTCGACTTCAACCAGAAAGTGAAGAACATGAGCGACCCGATGAAGGAAGTGGAGGCGCGGGTGGTGGCGCGATCCCTCTGGCATGACGGAAACCCAGTCATGACTTGGATGATGGGCAATGTGGCGGCAAAGATCGACGCCAAGGAAAACATCTACCCGCGCAAGGAAAACGACAATGACCCCAACTGCAAGATCGACGGTCCGGTTAGCTTGATCATGGCGATGGGGCGTGCGCTGGTCGCCGGCACTGATGACGGCGACGACTTCATGAATGCCATACGGAACCCGATCATCGCATGAACATCGCAACCGCCATTTATCTGCTGCTCGGCATTCTTGGGCTGGGGCTTTTTGTCGCTGGCGCCTTCGTCTTGTTCGGGCTCGGTTGGTCGCTCATGGCCGGCGCCTGTGCTTCGTTCGCGGGCGCCGCCTTTGTGCGCAAGGGGCTGACCAGTGAGTGAGAGCCTGGCGCAAGTCTTGGACCGCGCCGCGAAGTCGCCGAGGGCCTCGCTGCTCGGTTGGACGGGCAAGCCCATTCGCCTCACGGATGGCGACTTCTGGGCGCAGATCTTCGGCCGCACGTCTTCCAGCGGGAAGCCCGTAACCGTCGATAGCGCGATGCGCCTGTCCGCCGTGTGGGCCTGCGTGCGGATTATTTCCACCTCGGTTGCCGGTCTTCCGATGGGGGTTTACGAGCGCCAGGCGGATGGTAGCCGCGAGGACGCCCGGAGCCTGCCGCTCTACGACATCGTCCACACCAGCCCCAATGACGACATGACCGCCTTCCAGTTCTGGCAGGCAATGGTTGCTTCCATGCTGCTCTGGGGGAATGCCTACGCGGAGATTCGGCGAGTCGGGGATCGAGTGGCGGCGCTGGACTTCTTGCTGCCCTCGCGGATCGATCTGGATTGCGACGACAACGGACGGCTGGAGTATCACTACACGTCGAAGAAAGGCGGCCGCCGGCAGATTGACCGAAAGAACATGCTGCACATCCCGGCCTTCACGCTGGATGGCCGTATCGGCCTGTCCGCCATCTGCTACGGCGTCGACGTATTCGGCTCAGCAATGTCGGCCGATGACGCGGCGAACGGCACGTTCAAGAACGGTCTGCTGCCCACTGTGGCCTTCAAGGTCGACCGGGTGCTGCAGCCTGGGCAGCGCGAAGACTTCCGAGAGTATGTGAAAACCATCTCGGGTGCCCTGAACTCGGGGAAATCGCCCGTGCTGGAACAGGGTATTACCCCGGAAACCATCGGCATCAATCCGGCTGACGCCCAGTTGCTGGAGTCGCGATCCTTCAGCATCGAGGAAATCTGCCGCTGGTTCGGGGTGCCGCCCTGGATGATCGGCCAGACCGACAAGGGCAGTAACTGGGGAACGGGCTTGGAACAGCAAATGCTGGCCTTCCTGACCTTCTGCATCAGCTCCTTCACTAACCAGATTCAGCAGTGTGTGAATAAGCGCCTGCTGACGGCGGCTGAGCGGCAGCGGTACTACGCCGAATTCTCGCTGGAGGCATTCCTCCGCGCCGACAGTTCGGCCCGAGCACAACTCTACAGCCAGATGACCCAGAACGGGATATACACCCGCGACGATTGTCGGGTGAAGGAGAACCTGCCTCGCAAGGGTGGGAATGCTGATGTGCTCACCGTTCAGTCGAACTTGGTCCCCATCGACCAGCTTGGTCAATCGAATGAGAGCTAGGCTGTCCGCGCCGCGCTCATGAACTGGCTCAGACAGCCAGAACCACAGGAGTAATCCATGACTCTGCGAAATCTTCCGGCGGCGCCGGAGGCTCGCCCGCGCTCGGGCGTCCAGTGTGACCTAGCCCCGAAGGCGCTGGATGCATGGCGTCCTGAGCTTCGTGCGGCAGCCGGTGACAATCCCGATACCACCATCACCATCTACGAGCCCATTGGTTACGACTGGTGGACGGGGGAGGGGGTGACGGCAAAGCGCATTGCCGGCGTGCTTCGCTCCATCGGCAACGATGTCGATGTGACCGTGAACATCAATAGCCCCGGGGGCGACGTGTTCGAGGGGCTGGCCATCTACAACCTACTGCGCGAGCACAAGGGCAAGGTCACGGTGAACATCATCGGCCTGGCCGCCTCGGCAGCCTCCTTCATCGCCATGGCGGGGGATGAAATCCGTATCGGCCGCGCCGCCTTCCTGATGATCCATAACGCCTGGCTGATCGCCATGGGCAATCGGAATGACCTCCGCGAGATCGCCGATTGGCTGGAGCCGTTCGATATAACGCTGGCGGACATCTACGCCCAGCGCACCGGCATCGACCTCGACGAGATCGTGAAGCAGATGGATGCCGAGACCTGGATCGGTGGAAGAGAGGCTGTCGACAAGGGATGGGCTGACGCCTTCCTTGAGTCTGACGAAATCTCCATCGCTCCGAGCAACCGTAGTGAAACCATTCTGGCTAAGCGCCGAATGGACGCGGCATTGGCTCGCAGCGGAATGCCGCGCAGTCAGCGCAACGAACTCATCAATGACTTCAAGACCAGCATGCTTGGCGCTGCTGGCGGGGGTGGCGACACCCCGACCGATATGCCTGGCGCTGTCGCTCCTGACCTCTCCGCTGCGCTCCGCGCGGCACAAGACATTACCAAGTTCCTCCAAGGAGAATCGCAATGAGCGACTTCGACAAGCAAATCACCGAGCTCAACGCCAGCCTCAAACAGGTCGGTGACCAGATCAAATCCCAGGCCGAGCAGGTCAACACCCAGATCGCCAACTTCGGCGAGATGAGCAAGGAAACCCGCGCCAAGGTCGACGAACTGCTGACTGCTCAGGGCGAACTGCAAGCGCGACTGAGCGCCGCGGAACAAGCCATGCTGGCCAACGAGAAGCGTGACAGCGGCGAGGAAGCACCGAAGACCGCGGGCCAAATGGTCGCAGAGAGCCTGAAAGAGCAGGGTGTAACCAGCTCCCTGCGCGGCTCGCATCGCGTATCCATGCCGCGCTCGGCCATCACCTCCATCGACGGCTCTGGCGGCGCCCTGGTTGCTCCTGATCGTCGCCCCGGTGTCGTTGCCGCTCCGCAGCGTCGACTGACCATCCGCGACCTGGTTGCGCCTGGCACCACTGAGTCGAACTCCGTCGAGTACGTCCGCGAGACCGGCTTCGTCAACAACGCCGCCCCGGTTTCGGAAGGAACCCAGAAGCCGTACTCCGACCTGACCTTCGAGCTGGAGAACGCGCCGGTCCGCACCATCGCGCACCTGTTCAAGGCCAGCCGCCAGATCCTGGACGACGCCGCGGCCCTGCAGAGCTACATCGACGCCCGCGCTCGCTACGGCCTGATGCTGGTGGAAGAAGGTCAACTGCTGTACGGCAACGGCACTGGCGCCAACCTGCACGGCATCATCCCGCAGGCTCAGGCCTACGCCGCGCCGAGTGGCGTATCGGTGGTGGCCGAGCAGCGCATCGACCGCATCCGCCTGGCCATCCTGCAGGCTCAACTGGCCGAGTTTCCGGCCAGTGGCATCGTGCTCAACCCCATCGACTGGGCGCTGATCGAACTGACCAAGGACGCCGAGAACCGCTACATCATCGGCAGCCCGCAGAACGGCACCACCCCGACGCTCTGGCGTCTGCCGGTGGTGGAAACCCAGGCCATCGCCCAGGACGAGTTCCTGACCGGCGCCTTCGCCCTCGGCGCCCAGATCTTCGACCGCATGGACATCGAAGTTCTGGTATCCACCGAGAACGACAAGGACTTCGAGAACAACATGGTCACCATCCGCGCCGAAGAGCGACTGGCCTTCGCGGTCTATCGCCCCGAAGCGTTCGTCACTGGCTCGCTGACCGCCAGCTAACCGATAGGGGCCGGGCAACCGGCCCCGCTTTCGAGGTGTTCATGTCCGAAGTCATGGTCAAGCCACTGCGCTCCTACATGGATCGCGGCGTCATCAGGAAGGCGGGAGGGGCGGCTTACCCCATCTCCGCGCACCTGGCAAAACAACTGGAGGCGCGCGGCCTCTGCTGCATTGTTGAGGCTGCGCTCCCAAAGACACCGGCTGGCGAGTCGCCGTCTGTATCGCCAGCGGCCCAAGTCTCACTGCCGAAGACTGCGAGCGAGTCAGGCGATGGCGAGCAGCCGCGCCGCAGAGGGCGGCCGTCTGCACAAACACGACATTCAGACTAACCCCTTGGGCCGATGCCCTTTGGGCCATGGATAAGGTCTGGTGGGAGCGCTACGCCTCGGAGGCCAAGGCCCTTTTCCAGGGCGAACTGCTCACCCTCAACGCCAACCGTTTCGGCATCAAGACGGCACGCATCGAGCACTACAGGAACTCAGGTGGCGGCGCAGTTTCCTTGGCCATCGCCAAGGGCGCTAAGCGCATCATCCTGCTGGGCTATGACATGCAGAAAACCAATGGCCAATCGCACTGGCACGGCGACCACCCGAAAGGGCTTGGGAGCGCCGGCAAGATCGCGGAATGGCCATCCGAGTTCGAGCGCCTGAAGCGCAACAACCCAACAATCGAAATCATCAACTGCTCCCGTGAAACAGCACTGACCTGCTTCGCGCGACGCCCGCTCGAGGAAATGCTGAATGAGCCTGATCCCGCTTGAAACGGCCAAGGCATTTCTGGACGTGATCCACGATTCGGATGACGCCAAGATCCAGTTGCTGCTGGATGGCGCTGAAGACGAAGCCTGCCAGTTCATGTGGCGGCAATCCCTGGATGGTCTGTGCAATTGCGAAGAGAGCAGCGAGGCGGCCAGCAGCGAGCCAGGACTTCCGCCGAGTGTGACTGTAGGAGTTCTGCTGCTGCTCCAGGCGAATTACCAGGCCGCTCCCGATGAAATCGAGACGCTGCGCAAGGCGGCCGAGGTGAAGCTGATGCCGTACCGCTGCGGGCTGGGGGTTTGAATGCTCGCCTACCGCATGCGCCACCGCATCCAGTTCCAGAAGCGGGTGCAGGCGCAAGACCCGACCACGGGCGAGATCACCATTTCCTGGGAGTCGGTGTTGTTCTCGGGGCGCGCCGACGTTCCCGCTGAGGTGCTGACCGGGCCTGGTCGTGAACTGATCGCCGCCGATGCGCAACAGGCCGAGACCACTGCTCGCATCAATTGCCGGTGGTTCCCGGTGGATCGGCTGGAACTCTACACCTGGCGAATTCTTTGGGATGGCCGGGTTTACAACATCACCAGTGCAGAGACCGATGCCACCGCTCGCCGTGAGTGGCGGCTGCGCTGTTCCGATGGCCTAACCGACGGCCAGTAACGATTTCGCCCGCAAGGGCACCAAATACGCAGCCTAGAGCAGATCACTCGAACGGCGGATGTCGCTCATCCATCCGCCCCGGCTGCGTTTCTATTCGCCTGATGAGCGAGGAAACGACATGAGCAACAACGTTATTCAGCTTGTTCATTCCGCCGGCGAGGCGCGTGTCGATAGCCGACTTATCGCTGAAGGGCTGGGCATCAAGCACAAGTACAGCTTTGCCCTGATCCAGAAGTACGCCAGCCGCTTCGAGGAACTGGGCTCGCTTCCCTTTCAAAAGGAAGCGAGGGCCAGGCGCGCTGGCGGCGGCGTTGTGGAGCGGTTTGCTCTCCTGAATGAGGATCAAGCTTACTTCCTCCTGAGTCTTTCCCGGAACAGCGACCGCGTGGTCGATCTCAAGCTCAGGCTGGTGAAGGCTTTCCGCGATGCCCGCAACCAGGCGGGGCTGGACAACGTGATGGGCATGATCCTGCTGACTGCGCCGGCAGCGTGGGAGAAGCGCTTCGGCGATGACTTCTATCGGGCCATGGCCAAGATCACCGGCACCACCTTCGAGGGGCATTCGAAAGGCACCCCGGCGATCTTTGGCCAGCTCACTGATCGCTGGGTCTATGCTGCGATCCTGCCGAAAGAAGTACATGCAGAACTGAAAGCTCGGCGGGGCGAAAGCGAGCGCATGCATCAGTGGCTCACCAGTGGCGGGCGTGATCGCCTGGACCAGCAGATCCGCATGGTGACGCTGATCGCGGAGAGTTCGGTAGATCGCAAGGATTTCGAGGCTCGGTGCCAGCAAGCGTTCGGTCTGCCTGGGCAGCTCCACATCATCTACCCGCAAGCCGCTTGAGAAAATCCCCGGGATTCGGGGTATTTACCTAACGAAAAGCCCGCTGATGCGGGCTTCGTTGTTTCTGGAGGTTCGCATGCAATGCAGTTGCGGTGGGGCAACGGTAGATCGGCAGGCGGTTCGTTCAAAGGCTGGCGCGGTACTCAGCTATCGAGAGTGCGGGGCTTGCAAGCGCTGCCAGTTCGACACGCTGGAAATACATGGCGCATGCGTGGCGACCGGTATCGCTGCAAGGGACGCATTTAATCGAATTGCGGAGAAATGAGCAGATGACGAGCAAGGCAGTTATTCATGTTGAGGTCGATGGCGAATCAGTGAAGTTCTGGCCGGAAGGCGAGGGCGAAGCGCGCAGTGTTGCCTGTGAAATCTTGTGCCAATACGAATCAGGCAGCGCACAGACGGTGCCAGGGAAGGTCAGCCGGGAATCGCTCCTGAGTTATGCCCGCGCCTCCCTGGACAGGGAGGCATGGAATTGCTTCTTTGCGCTATCCAAGGAAGGGCGTCAGCCATCCGTTAGTCACGTTGCGGAGCGTATGGGCTTGGTCGGCATGGAAGACCTGATTATGGAGGTGTACCAGGCCTGTCGCGTGGTGTACGCCTGCCGGCAAATGAAGGTCGCTCGTGCTGATTAAGTCGATGCAAGGCTTGGGCGACAGCGTTTATATCCGCGCCTTTCTGAAGAAATACCCGAACTGCTACGTCGAAACGCCTTGGCCGCAATTGCTGAAAGACCTGCCAGTTAAGTGCGTCCGACCAACCACGCAACTGCGCACCCAGCTTCGCAACATCCAGCGCGAGCAAGAATGGCACCGCCCTGTAGGCGGCGGCCAGATGCGCATCCATTACGGGCAAATGCCCATCATCCAGGGGCTGCGCAAGGCGTTCCGCTGCGAGCCGGCGGAGTTCGATCTGCCAGATTTCGGCCATGCGCCGGTCGAAGGTCGCTATGTGCTGGTCCGCCCAGCCACGGTACGGACGGAATGGCGTGCCGACACGCGCAACCCTCTGCCGGAGTACATCGCCCAAGCGGCCGCCGAGATGCGCGGCCGCGGCTACCAGGTCGTCTCGGTGGCCGACCTAGAGCACGGCAAGGAATGGGCGCTCGACCCGCTGCCACCGGCTGATATCCGGTTCCACCATGGCGAATTGCCAGTTGAACAACTGCTGTCCCTGCTGCAGCACGCGGATGCGGTGATTGGCGGCATCGGCTGGATCGTACCGGCGGCCATCGCCGCCAAGGTGCCGGCCTGGATCATCTGCGGCGGACAGGGCGGCTTCAACTCGCCCGAGCACATCACCGACAAATGCATGGACCTGTCCCGCATCACATTCGCGGTTCCCGACAGGTTCTGCCGCTGCACGTTTAAACAGCACAACTGTGACAAAAGGATCGCCGATCATGACGCACGCTTTGCCGCCTGGGCTGACCGACTGCCTGCTCTGGTCTGAAGAGCTTGGAATGGGTTTCCACCCTCGTCCTCCGATGGACTATAGCGGGCCGTATTTCGAGAAGTATCAGGTGCTCGATGCTACCCCGATGGGCGCTGCGCTGACCCAGGCCCGTATTGATCTGGTGCGCCGTCACTTTACCGGCCAGGTGGTAGACATCGGTATCGGCGGAGGCCGTTTCGTCACCGAGTCCGGCGCTATGGGTTTCGACGTGAACCCGGAGGCGGTGGACTGGCTGAAGGCGCAGGAGCGCTACTACGACCCGTACCAGCACCACGCAGAAGCCGTGACCTGCTGGGACAGCCTGGAGCACATTCCCGAGCCGGAGAAGCTGCTCGACCACGTTGGCGAGTGGCTGTTCGTGTCCATGCCGATCTACAAGGATCAGGCTGATTGCCTGGCCTCCAAGCACTACAAGCCGGGCGAACATTGCTGGTATTGGAGCCTCCATGGCCTGGTTGCCTGGTGCGAGAGGCAAGGGTTCGAACTGGTGGAGATGAACCAGGCGGAATCCGACCTTGGCCGAGAAGGCATCACCAGCTTTGCGTTCCGGAGGGTCCATGGCTGATACCGTCGAATTCAGCATGACCGGGATGGATGAGGTCATCGAGAAGCTGAACCAGATGTCGCCGATGGTGAAGAAGAAAGGCGGTCGTCGTGCACTGGCAAGAGCAGCCTCAATAGTTCGTGCTCAGGCGCGTCAGAATGCGAGAGGGATTGACGATAGAACCACTCGCGAGATGATCGCTAAGAACATTGCGATGCAGTGGATGACCAGGATGAATCGCCAGACGGGCGACCTTGGCTATCGAATAGGAGTCCGCGGCGGCGCTCGGGATATGAGCGAATACGGAGAACTCAGCGGGGAGGGTAGGAACAACCCCGGGGGTGATACTTGGTACTGGCGGCTGGTTGAGTTTGGCACAGAAAGAACTCGGGCGAAGCCGTTCATGCGACCAGCACTTGAGACCACCGTTCAGGAAGCGACGAATGCGTTTGCCATCGAGCTAGAAAAGCAAATAGACAAAATTCTGGAGGGGTGATGTACCCGCCAATCTACAAGGTCTGCTCGAGCAACCCTGCTGTTACCGCGATCCTTGGCGCGTCCCCGCTGAGGATCTATCAGTTTGGCCTGGCCCCCCAGCTCGTCGTCAAACCGTATGCAACATGGCAGACCATATCGGGATCGCCAGAGAACTACCTATGGGGCCGCCCTGACGCCGATGGGTTCACCATCCAAGTGGACATTTTTTCGGCCACTGCTGCGGAGGCTCGAGATGCCGCCAAGGCCATCAGGGATGCGATTGAGCTTTCAGCCTATGTGGTCCGCTGGGGAGGGGAATCTGTTGACCCTGATACCAAGACCTACCGAGTCAGCTTTGACGTTGAATGGGTTGTTCTGCGTTAATTACGCTCAGTCCCATGTAGAGAAGTGTATCCATGCCTTATCCTGAAATTGGTTACGGCAAGTTCTGCATCGCGTTTTTCTTTGAAGTAACCAAGGAAGATCGATGATCCGCTCAGGTTGACTCGCGCTCTCCATCGGCCAGATGCTTTATGGAGCCCGACTCCAGTTATTCCACTAGAGTTATCTTTCCTTTTCGGTGCGTTGCGGGCGTTCTCTGTGTGAGTTGCTGGCCTTATATTGCTCCATCGGTTGTCTGTGGAGATTTGATTTATATGATCAATCTGTTCTTCAGGCCACTCGCCGGTCATGTAAAGCCATGCGAGCCTGTGTTCAAGATATATCTTTCCAAAGATTCCGATTATCCGTCGTTTATATCCTTCCGGAGTTGTGCACACGCTTCCTGCCCTTTTCCCTGCGTAGCAGGTGTTCCACCGTTTCCAGTGGGTTTCGCTACTGAATAGCCGCGCCGGCCTCTGAAGCCATGTAAAAGATCCATTTTCTGGGCAGTAGAGAAGAAGCTCCCTGAGAAGCTCTGCGGTTATATTTTGTTCCATAGGTTGTAGTCTCTTCTTTGGAGCTTAAAGGCACAGCATAACCAGTCGTATAAAAGCAGTTAATGGCCAATCATCCGATAGACAAAATATCTTCACAATACCTATCAATCAGGGCCATCCCTAATAACCCAAAAACCCGCCGCGTGCGGGCTTTTTTGTGCTTCAAGAAACCCGCCACAGGAGAAACACAATGGCAATTTTGGCTCAAGGAACTCAGATCTATGCCCTGGTTCCGTCCAGAGATTCTAGCGGCAGCCCGACTGGCGATCATGAGGTCATCGAGGTCGAGTGCGCTACCGCGTTCAACCCCGGTGGAAACCCTGCCGACCAGATCGAAACCACATGCCTTAGCGAAACTGTTCGGCGCTACCTGCGCGGGCTGCGCACGCCGGGGCAGGCTTCGCTGACTCTCAACGCCGACCCGCGCAACAGTTCCCATATCCGCCTCTACCAACTGTCCGAGTCTGACGACCAGATCGACCAGGACATCGCTTTTGCGGTTGGCTGGTCTGACGGAATCGGCATTGCACCCACCGAGGCTCAGGACAGCAACGGCGACTGGGATTTCGTTCTGCCACCGACGCGCACTTGGTTCGTCTTCCGCGGCTATGTGAGCGACTTCCCGTTCGACTTCGCAGCCAACGCTGTAGTGACCTCTACCGCAACCATTCAGCGCTCCGGCGGTTCCGCCTGGGTTCTCAAAACCGCTTAAGGAGTGGCCATGCATCTGTCGATTGATTCCCTTAAAGAAGCTGGCGCCTTCACTGGCGCCCCCATCGAAAAAGAGATCACCTGGAAGCAGGGCGACAAGGAACTGACTGCAACCGTGTATGTCCGGCCCTTGTCGTACAGCACCGCTGTTTCTGACCTTCTGGCCATGAATGGCAAGGTGGATGGCGTAGCGGGTCGGATCGCTGCGTCAATCGTGGATGAAGAAGGTAAGCCGGTATTCACGCCAGCAGATATCACCGGCGAGGCCGACCCCGGTCGTGGCGCGCTGGATGGAAACCTGACCATCGCCCTGCTCACCGTTATCGCCGAGGTGAACAACCTGGGAAAGACGACCAGATCAGCGAACTAGATGAGGTGTGGCATGAGCTGGTGATGTGCGGGATTGGCGGCAGAACCATCGCAGAAGCTAAGTCCCGCCTCAGCTATCGGGAGTTCCTGAGCTGGTGCAAGTTCCGCAGCAAGCGCGGGAGTCTCCATGTCGGCATGAGGGTAGAGCGTGGATCGGCATTGCTCGCCGCGCTCTACGCCAATACGCACAGCAAGGAGACGTACAAGCTGTACGACTTCATGCCGCATGAAGAAGAGCCCGTAATCAGTCTAGATCAGGCCCTTGAGACCTGGGCCTAGTCCTTCGTTTTGCCCGGAGCGTTCCGGGCTTTTTCATTGGAGCCCGCAATGGCATCAAGCAGCCTGGGGACGCTTACGCTCGATCTCATCGCCAAGGTTGGCGGGTTCGTGGCCGGCATGGAGAAGGCCGAGCGCACAGCAAAGAAAGGCGCTAAGGAAATTGGCAGCGCCGCCGATGCCGCATCGCTGGCCTGGGGGAAGCTTGGTAAGGTCGCTGGGGGCGCCCTCTCAGGAATCACTGTTGGAGCAGTTTTCGGTGCAGTGATCAGAAACACCAAGGAGATGGAGAAAGAGCAGGCGCAACTCGAAGCCGTTCTGCGCTCGACGGGAGAGTCTGCTGGTTTCAGCCGAGAACAGCTGAACGAAATGGCCTCGTCCATGGAGAGGACTAGCACTGTATCTGCCGGAGAAATCAACCAGGCACAGACCAACCTGCTGGCCTTCACTGGCATTGTTGGAGAGCAGTTTCCTCGCGCGCTTCAATCCGCCATTGACATGGCGGCGCGCACTGGAACTACTGTAACGTCCGCTGCCGAGACAATAGGTCGTGCCCTTGATGTTCCATCCAAGGGTCTTACCGCTCTGAGCAAACAAGGGTTTCGGTTTACAGAGGAACAGAAGAAAGCTGCTGAACAGCTTGAGGCAACTGGACGCACTGCTGAAGCTCAGGGAATTATTCTCAAAGCCCTTGAGGAGTCATATGGGGGGGCTGCTGCGGCTTCGCGCGATACCTTTGGCGGGGCCCTCATGGCTCTGCAAAACACCATTGACGGACTGTTGACAGGAAGCGAAGGAAGTCTGGACGGTGCCAAGGGTGCTATCGATGATCTCAATAGGGCATTGAGCGACCCCGCTACAGCGGAATCCGTCTCCAAACTTATCGACCTGCTCGCGCAGGGAGCGTCAACCGTAGTTGATTCCTTGCCGTTCCTGATTGATGCGGGGGATGGCGTGGTGCGGGTATTCAGTATCGCGGCCGATGCCCTGGTAGGCGTTTTTGCCACTGCGACCATGCACGCGCAGGGGCTGGCCGCCTCAATGTTCGAAACGCTTTCGCTGCTACCAGACGCCCTTGGCGGGGATGATTTCGCAGCTAGAGCTGCTGAATACCGCGCAAGTGCTGCCATAAATCTGGGAGTAGCCAAAGAGGCTGCTGACGGCATTCGAGACGCGCTTGAGCGACCTCTTGCTGGATCCGCTATAGCAGATGCAGCCAGCAAGACGAAGGAGCTGAATAAGGCGAAGAAAGAGAGCAGGGATCTCGATGATGCAGCGATAAGCGCTGCTGCCAAAGCGGCTGGCGCAAGGAAAGAGGCCGAAGCTGCCGCAAAGCGTCAGCAGCAGGCGGTCGCCAGTCTTATTTCATCCATGCAACTGGAGGCTGCCACTGTTGGCATGACCGCCAACGAGCAGAAGCTTTACAGACTTCAATTGGACGGAGCAACTGCCTCTCAGTTAGCGCAGGCAAAGGCAGCCATTGAGACTGTCGAGTCCTTCAAGCAACAACAGAAGGCCCAGGAAGATTACAGGAAGCTGGTCCAAGACCTCAGGACTGACGAAGAGCGCCTGCTCGATACAACGAAAGAGCGCCTTGCTGTTCTTGACGCAATGCAGGGTCTGAGCGACGAGGAAAGAAATCGTGTCGCTTCGCGGATCGTGTCTGACTCGTTCTCTGCTCCGCCTTCTTTCGGTGGCGCAGACGCTGTAGTCGCTGGGCCTCAAGGTGAACTCGACAAGATCGACAAGGCAGAGGAAGAACTTGAGAAGTGGTATCAAACCCAACTCGATCTTCTGAATGCCAGTCGAGAGGCAAAAGCTGAATTGACTGCTCAATGGGATGAGCAGGAATTGAAGCTAAAGCAAGAGCACGAAGATGCCTTGGCCGCCATTGAGCGTTCCCGTCAGCAAGTGACGATGAGCGCCAATGAGCAGTTCTTCGGAAACCTGAGCGGCTTGGCCAGGACTTTCTTCGGAGAGCAGTCGGGGCTCTACAAGGCGGCGTTTGTCGCCGAGAAATCCTACGCGATTGCGAAAACACTGCTGAATGCGCCAAAGACCGCCTCTGATGCTTATTCAGCGATGGCGGGGATTCCTGTTATCGGTCCCGCACTGGGGATTGCGGCTGCCGCTGCGGCTGTTACTGCCCAGCTTGCCCAGGTTGCAGCAGTGAAGAACGTAAACCTATCTGGCATGGCCCACGACGGTATTGATGCTGTTCCGGAGACCGGCACCTGGTTACTCCAGAAGGGCGAGAGGGTGACGACGGCAGAGACGAGCGCAAAGCTCGACAGGACGCTTGATGACGTTCGCGCAAATCAGAGCAGCGGCGGAGCGCCGACCATCAACCTGATCGAGGATCGTAGTCGTGCAGGGCAAGTTAATACTCGCCGCCAGGACGACCAATACATCATCGATGTTGTTGTGGCCGACCTATTCGGCGATGGCCGTACATCTAAGGCTATCGGTAGTTCGTTCGGCATGCGCAGGAGCGGGACATGAAGCAGTACCCCAATATCTGCCCGCCTCAGCGGGAGGGCTATGGGCTTACTCCTGTCAGCCCCCTTATCCGCACGGAAATGCAGACTGGTAGGGCGAGGCAGCGGCGTCACTTCACCGCAACTCCAACTATGGCAAGCGTGAGGTGGAGGCTCAACGACAGCGAGGCAATGCTATTTGAGGCATGGTTCCGCGATGTTCTAGTGGATGGTTACCATTGGTTCGAATGCCCGCTAAAGACGCCGGAGACTCCCGGTGGTTTGCGTTCGTATGCCGCCAGATTCACCGACATCTATGATGGTCCAAAGCTGGTCAGCGGCAGTATCTCGCTCTGGGATTTCACCGCCACACTGGAGTTGCGTGAGCGCCCCATCATCGATCCTGGGTGGGCCGAGATTCTGCCCGAGTACATTCTCCTCGCGGATATCTTCGACATCGCAATGAACAGGGAGTGGCCTCGACATGGCGACGGCTCTTGAGCGGTTCTATGCATCGGATGGGCCGGATCTTCCGATTGCAACGATCGAGATTACTCGACCCTCCAGGCCCGATCCGATCCTCATCTGTCAGGGGTTCAAAGACCTGACCTGCATGACAGAAGACGGACGGCTACTGACATTCATCGCTGGCGCTATCGACGTTTCGATCCCGAAGCGTGACAACAGCGGAAACCAGAACGTTGGATTCGCAATCGACAACGTGACTGGCTTTGCTCAGCAGTATATTTCCGAGGCCATCGACGCCGGAGAGCCGGTCACGCTTGTCCTGCGGATCTACCTTGAAAGCGACCTGACTGCGCCGGCCGAGCGGCCGTATCGGATGCGCGTGAAAGGGGCTGAATTCGAAAGCCTCACTGTCCAGGTGGAGGCCGGCTACTACGACCTCATCAACACCGCCGCGCTGCGCCACATCTACAACGTTAGCGAGTTCCCTGGCCTCAAATACTGGCCCTGACCCCATGCCGAACAGATACCTCACCGCCATCTATACCGAGGGCGGGCGGGCCCTGCCGTGCCTTGACTGCTGGGGCCTGACGCTCATCGCGCGGGTTGAGTTGTTCGGTCTGCCGATGCTGACCGACTTCGGCGGTGTCACGCGGCGCACCCCGGTTTCGATGCAAAGGGCGTGCGATGCTGAGATCCACCGCGCGCTCGAGCAATGCGAGCCAGGACCTGGGGTCATCGCCGCGGCCTACAGAGGGCGGCTGCTCGATCACGTAGGTCTGCTGGTCGAAGTGGATGGACGCCTCCGGGTTCTCGAAATCAACCCGGGAAGCGGGGTTTCACTCACCCCGCTCCAGAAGTTCTCCGACAAATACTCCAAGGTGGTCTTCTACCGTGATCGAAATCTACCCATCGCTCCTTGACGGAGAACCGCTGGAGCGGCATCCGATCGGCCGCAGGATGACGATTCATTCCTGGCTGACCGCGAATTCGCCTGGGTACCGCTGCCACGACGTCCACCCGTTCTCTATCGGTGTTGTCCCCGCTGAGGTTGCGCTCTGCGATGACCTCACCGACAAGCAGAAAAAGGCCCATGAGGAGTTCATCCATCTCGGTGAATGGGCTGAGCGCATCATCGACCGCGGCGACATTGTTAGGATCTACAAGCTCCCGCGCGGGACTGATCCGTTCACGATTACTGCGGCCCTTTTCAAGGGGGCGCAATCGGTTTTTCGGATGCTCATGCCTCAATTGCCCGGCATGCCGACGAACCCCGGGCAGGGCGCGTCGCTCTCTGAAACTAGCGCGCGCGGGAACAAGGTAAAACTCGGCGATGCGATCCGCGAAGTCGCTGGCCGTCGTCTGATTTATCCAGACTACATCCTGCCGCCCCGGAAGTATTTCGCCGGTCCGCGTGAGCAGTGGACCGAAATGCTCCTGTGTATTGGGCGTGGTCGGTTCCAGATCGCCGAAGGTGCAGCGAAAATCGGTGACACGTCGTTCCTGGCACTGGGCGCTGATGCCTCTTTCCAGATTTTCGAACCAGGGCAGAACGTCAGCGGGCACCCGGCATCGGTCTGGTGGCACCTGGTCGAGGAAGTTGGTGCGAGCTCAACTGGTAATGCCGGCCTGGACCTGACCGAGAGTTCCAATCTCACCCCGAACCCGTCGGCAACTACGTTCACGTTCTCCGGGACGAACATCATCATTTCTGCCGGATCTGGGTCGTTCCCCTCTGATTGGGTTACGGGCACCATCCTGCGGGTTGAAGCGATGTACCCGTATTCTGTGAACGATGGCGGCGGGACGAATCGCGACGTCGTGACGGGGGATATCGCTCAGCTCGGGCTGGATGTTGGCGATGAGATCGAGGTGGTCGGCACCAACGGCGGCCTCTACCTGGTGAACGACATCACCTCAACGTCGATGACGCTCAACTACAGCAACGGTTCACCGGCCAATGCGTTGCAGACCGGTTCCGGCAATGCAGCAATCGGCCCGCGCGGACTGCGCTATCGGATCACGTCCTACAGCGCGCAGCAACTCACCGTCGAGCGGCTGACCAGTGCCGGCGGTGTAGATGTGGAATGGCCTGGATTTACCGCGCTCAACTCGTCTACGTCTCGCGTCACGATCGATCCGGCTAGCCTCGAAGGGGGCTGGCGCGGGCCATTCCCTGCATGCCCTGTATCGGAGAAGACCAACTTCGTCGAGATCGATGTGTTTTGCCCGGAAGGCCTGTGCGGCGTAGGCAGGGAAGGGCAGATATACCAGATCCGCACCTATTACGACATTCAGTGGCGAGACATGGCCATCGGCGGCGCATGGACGACGGTCAGCAAGAACCACGCAGGGAGTTCACTGGATCAGCAAGGCTTCACGGACGGCATCTCGCTGCCTTACATGATGCGACCCGAATTTCGCATTCGAAAAGTGTTCGTCAACCAGGGTGGCAACTCTACGTCCGAATACCGGGATCGCACGCAGTGGTACGGGATGCGCGCGCGCCTCCAGGCTCCATCGTCCTACGCCGGCGTCACGGTAATGGCTGTTCGGTATCGGTCGTCTGACCGCATCGCGGCGCAGACAGAAAGCCGCGTCTCGGTAGAGGCTACCCGCATACTACCGACTCGGCAGAACGGCGCATGGACACCCGAGATCGCTACGCGAGACATCGTCCCGTTCCTCCGCTACATCGCGAAGGAGCGCGGCTACACCGATGCGGATCTCGACCTCGACGAACTGGATCGGCTGGACGCAATCTGGAAGGCCCGCGGCGACACGTTCGACATGATCTACGAGGACGGCAAGATCACCGTCGCGCAGATCATGGACGACGTTCTTGCGGCCGGGTATGCCGAGAAGACCATCAAGCGCGGCGTGATCTCTGCGGCCAGAGACGAGCCCAGGACAACGTTCGGGCACATGTACTCGCCGCAGAACATTGATGGGCCCCTGAGGATCAGCATCAGCGCTCCTTCGGAGGACGACTACGACGGTGTTGACGTGGATTTCGTCAACGCCAACGGCTGGATCGAAGATACCGTGCAGTGCCGCCTGCCCGGCGATGTCGGCAGGAAGGTCGAGAAGATCACGGCTGTCGGTGTCACAGACCGAAACAGGGCATGGCGATACGGAATGCGTCGCCGGATGGCGCAGCGATACCGGCGAACCGAGTATTCGTTCGACACTGGCCTCGACGCGCTGAACAGTGAGTTCTGGGATTACGTGGCCCTTGCCGGCGATGTTCCCGGCCCCAGCTTGGCGCAGAGTGCATACCTGAAATCGTTTGTTATCTCGGGAAGTTCGGTCTTGATCGAGTCCAGCGAGCCGCTCGATTGGTCGCTACTGAACTCTCCTGCGCTGTACCTGCGACGTCCAGACGGAACGGTTTCCGGTGGCTACCCGGCATCCAGGATCGACGACTACCGGCTGAGTATTCCCAGCATCGATTTCGTCCCTGATGTTTCCTGGGAAATCGAACCGCCGCACCTGCTGCTGGGGAACCCATACCCGGCCCTGATCAGTTCAATCGATCCAAAAGGCAATACCGCGGCGTCCGTCCGAGCGGTGAACTACGACCCCAGGGTCTACACCTACGACAACGCCAGCGCCCCCAACTGATCGCACACACAAATCCAGAGCCCGCCATAGAGCGGGCTTTTTCATGCCCGGAGAATTTGCATGACGACCTACGCCACCGGTAACCCGCTGGGCTCCAAAGACCCGCGTGATCTGTACGACAACGCCGAGAACTTTGATGATGCCTTGAATAATATTGAGTCAAACTATTGGTCTGACAGGTTCTCTAGGGTTCGACCCACATTCCATGGAATGGAGAATTCTTTTCAAATCGCGCAGGATAGTCGAGAACAACGTTTCCAAGATTTCTTGGAGAGTTCTGCATGGATCTCGCTAGGTGAATATGGACCTGGCATAACATTCACTGATCGCAATCAGTATGTGATGAAAGACGGCGTTGCCTATAGGCCAAGCCCAAGCGCCGTTACTTTGCCATACACTACTACGGGGGATTGGAATTCAGAGTCGTCCCTCTTCATCCCTCTTGGTGACGATGTTCTCGCACAGAATCTTGCAAACGACTCAGACCCCGAGAAGGGTGGTGAGCTAGTAGGATGGAGCCGTAATGAGCTATCCGATGAAATCTCAACAGTTAGTTCTGCACTAAATGGTAATAGCATAAATGTATGGGAATTTGCTTCTCTAGTCACTACGAAGCCGGTGGAATCAGACCCTGCTACGTGGGATTGGACTCCTGCTGTTCAGGCTGCGGTAAATGACTGTAACGCTTCATTCCCAGCCAAAGAGCTTGTTGTTCCAACGATGATTCGCCTAGCTAGCCCTATATCTATTGACCGGCCTGTCGATGGTGTATCTACTAGGGATACATTTTCTATAAGAGGAATAAATGGTGGTGGTTTTTATGTTGACTCAGAAATAGCAATGTTCACCACAACAATTTCTCAAAATATTGACCCGACTGGCATGAGAATGCCTTCTTCTCAGAACGTAAAGTTTGAGAATCTAAAGTTTACATGCTCTAATGCTGCACTCAATGCATATATACTAGATGATAATAAATTCCTCAGAATTTATTTTGATTCGTGCTCTATTAGCTATTTGAAGTTGCTTAAAACTCTAAGTTATATTCAATCAATATATATAGGTCCAAACAACAATATTAGATATTGGTCTGGTACTTTTATTGAATCAAATGGCGGCGCTTTCGATATCAGGGTAACTGGCTCTCAGATTGAGCATGGTGGAAATTTCTGGAGCACTATTGATAACACCGGTAACAAATCAGTTAGTGGTTGTTATATAGACAATTGCTTAATTGAAGGTCTTTCCGGTTTTGGAATTCTTTACTCTCATGTCAGAGGAATAGCCGTTACATCTTGCTATTTCGAGGGTAATGGCGGCCCTGATATTATTGGCGATAGCTTCCCTTCCACGGCAAACCTTGGCGTGTACCATGCTGGTAATATGCACGCTAATAGCGCAGCTAATAATGAGAACCCTGCATTCTATGCGGTTAGGTGGGGATACACGTTCGGTGGAACGAGTCTTGGTAATTTCTGCTCTGGTAGGCTGAACTATGTTCGCTCTGATACTCAGATCACTATGAACGATGCCGCCATTCTTGGGATGTCTAATACCCAAGATAGGCTAATCCTGAATGATATTGAGTTGGGTAATGTAAGGCCTAGTGATGACCCATCTGCATATGGGAATAGGGCATGGCGAGTTGGATCTGTTGTTATTAACAAGGACCATTCTTCTAAAGGATATGCTGGATGGGTTTGTGTTATCCCTGGAACACCTGGAGTTTGGTATCCATTTGGAAATACCTGCGATGGTGAAAGCTGGAACTTTACAAATGTCGATGGATCGGCAACTATGGCAAAAATAGGAATAAATGAGCCATCATCAGGGCAAACTGTGCTGTCTCTTCGATATAGCAACGGCACTACAGTACAATTAGGTAGAGTCCTAGTGGGAGCAGCCGACTCTGCTGGCCCTGGATACAGAATGCTCAGGATCGCAAACTGAAAAAGGCCCCTGCTAGGGGCCTTTACTTTCAATCAGCTATATCTATCCCGTTTTTCTCTGCCCACTGCACGAATTTCTTCGCATACAGTTCGCTGGCGAATACTGAAAAGTGCATGTATTCATCACGATACATTGGCATTCCATCGACTACGAGAGAGCATTTACCTCCATCACAGAAAATTGTATTTGGGTCAAAGAATTTGACAGATGGGTGCGTTGATTTTATGTGGGATTTCAATGGCTCCATTGCTTTGTCAATTTCTGATTTTTCGGAGATCCCAAATGTACAATCTACGCTATTTTTTAGAGGCCTTGAGAAGCAAGACTTAATATCTGTTTTTTCTCTTATGTGAGGAGTTGAGATTATTACTTTGACTCCCTGCCCCTCAAGATATCCTATAGTTTCGTCAAGCCTGTCTATGTAATCGCCTGATACGTCTTTTGGTATTCCAGATATAATTATATATTTTACTGTTTTAGTTGACTCTATAATATGCTTTACATTGTCTAGCTGTTCTTTAGGTCTATTCCCTGAGCATGGAGTTGCAGGTTCGTCAGGCTGCTTTGAATATGCAAGATAAGTATCACATGCGCCAATAGATAAAAATGTTTGTTTAGAAAGATCTTTCTCTGTAGAAAGTCCCGGGTATAGATGGTTTGCATAACTGTTACCTAAAAGAATAACTGTTGGATTCTGATCTTTGTTCGTCATGCAGAACCACCACGGATAGCTTTTCGCAGACTCATATCCGTATCTTTTCAAGCAGACGTCGTTCGTTGCGTAGTTCCAAATTGGACCTGTGAACTGAGCGTTTACTTCAGCAGCTTTGACTACATTAGATCTTGTTGGAATCCCATCTAGCATATATGTTAAGTATCCAGAAGTTCCAACTAGTAACATTGTCATAGATATGACAAATGTTTTTAAATTCCATGTCGATTTCTTCAGCGGAGTCTCAATGAATCTATAGGTTGCCCACGCCAAAATAATAGATAATGCAACTGCTGATATCCGTATCAATCTGGATGGAACGTCTCCTTCTATTATTCTGGCAAAAGATAATATCGGCCAGTGCCAAAGGTATAAAGGGAAGCTAATAAGTCCTATAAACACGAACGGTCTGCTGGATAGTATATTTCTGTTCACCCACGAAGTATTTCCGGCAGAGATCAGCAGCATTGCGCCAGAGCATGGGATGATCGCTTTCCAACCCGGAAATTCTGAATTGTTTACCGCATAGAAACCGAAAGCCAGGATCGAAATACCTATAATAGATTGAAATGTCGATAGTACCGATCCATTGCTTTCCGTGCCAGGTCGCATGAACACAAGCGTCGCTATCTTGTCAATTCTTAGTCTGATTACGCTGAGATATTCTGATAAATTATATGAAAGGTATGCGAGAATCGATCCAAGGAAAAGCTCCCATGCTCTAGCGTGAGGCATGAAAAAAGTATATGTTGGGTATTCTGAGATATTAAGAATGTTAATTAAGAATGACAAAGCCATAAATGCTGTTGTCATTGTTAGTAAGTTCAGCCTGATTTTCCATGCAGCCCAAAGAACAAAAGGCCATATTATATAGAACTGCTCTTCTATCCCTAGCGACCAAAGGTGTAATAATGGTTTTACTTCTGCGGATGTATCGAAATAACCGCTTTCATCCCAAAGAATGAAGTTAGATATGAATGCAGATCCGGATGCTATATGCTTTCCTAGCTGCTTGTACTCGTCTGCGAATAAAGTGAACCATCCAAAAACGTAGCAGCTAACAAGAACCAATATTAGAGCGGGAAAAATTCTTTTTATTCTTCGTGCGTAAAACTCAGTAAATCTAAATGTGTTTGTTGACAGGCTTCCGTAGAGAATAGTTGAGATCAAATATCCTGATATTATGAAAAATACGTCAACTCCTATGAATCCTCCAGGCATCCATCTAGGAAATGCATGATATAGGACTACAGACATAACAGCTATAGTCCTCATTCCATCTATATCAGGTCTATATTTTGGGTGTATTAAATATTTTTGTTCTGCTTGTGAATTTGGGCTCGAACTCATTACCTTGACAATCCGGTTCATATGTGCATGGAAGATTTTCAGTCCGTTGTAGGCGATGATACCAATCCTGCTGAGTCTCGGCTCGATCCTTTGCATGCCAACAGATAGCTATACATTCTGAAGATGTGACTTGTACCAGTTTTTGTACCAATCGATGCGAATTCTGGCGAATCATGGAGCGTGAAAGCCTTGATTTCACTGCTCTCCAATGCGCTAGCTATCGCCAAAAAAATCGCAGCCCGAGACTGTGTGATCAGCCCGCACTCTTGCGGGCTTTTTTGTGCCTGGAGATCAGAATGCCTATCACTGAGCAGCAACTGCTGCAAATCCTCCCGAACGCCGGCGCGATGGCCGGCGTTAGGTCAGCCACTAGCGGATGCTGAAATCAGAATACCCGTGCTGCTGGTGATCCTGGCCGGTAGCTGACCCGAACACCTTTCCGACGAAGATAGGCCCGCCATTGAGCGGGCTTCGTCGTTTCTGGAGACCCGTAAATGCGTACTTCCCAACGAGGCATAGACCTCATCAAATCGTTCGAGGGCCTGCGCTTGTCCGCCTATCAGGACTCGGTGGGTGTCTGGACCATCGGCTATGGCACTACGCGGGGCGTGACCAGCTACATGACGATCACCGTTGAGCAGGCCGAGCGGATGTTGGCCAATGACATTCAGCGCTTCGAGCCTGAACTGGACAAGCTGGTGAAAGTGCCGCTGAACCAGAATCAGTGGGATGCCCTGATGAGCTTCGTCTACAACCTGGGATCGGCCAATCTTGCGTCGTCCACGCTGCTCAAGCTACTGAACAAGGGTGACTACCGGGGTGCGGCGGACCAGTTCCCGCGCTGGGTGAATGCGGGCGGCAAGCGCCTGGAGGGACTGGTCAAGCGGCGCGCGGCGGAACGGGCGCTGTTCCTGGAGCCGCTGTCGTGATCTCGTCCCGTGTTGTCTCGGTCGCGCTGGCCTGCCTGCTGCTGGTCGGCCTCGGCGCCGTCGGCGGTGTCTGGCTCGGCGCGCGGCACTACCGGCCGCAGTTGGATGCCGCGAGCGCGGATCTGGCTGCCTGCCGTGCCTCCCGGGGAGAGTTGGAGTCCGCAGTGGCGGAGCAGGTCCGGCAGGTTGCCGCGCTGCGCGTGGCCGGCGAACAGCGCGCCCGGGATGCCGCGCAGGCTGTGGATCGGGGAAGGCAGCAGGCCGCGGAGCAGTATGCCGGAGCCCAACGCCTGCTGAGTCAGCGAACCGCCGGTGAGCAGTGTGCGGCCGCCGAGGCGGTCATCGATCAGGAGCTGGGTCTATGAGGGTGGTGCTGATGCTGATGATTGTCGCGCTGGTGGGATGCGCCGGCCGGCAGGAAGCCGAGCCGCGCACGGTGCGCGTAGAAGTTCCGGTGGCGGTGCCGTGCCGAGCGCCCGCGGTCGAGGTGCCGGCCTGGGCAGCGGCTGGGCTGAAGAAGAGCGACGACCTACAGACCAAGGTCCGCGCGCTGCTGGCAGAGCGTCGGCAGCGGATCGGTTACGAGGCGCAGCTCCTGGCTGCGAATCAGGCCTGTCAGGATTAGGAGTAGACTACGGCCTTTTCCTACGAGGACAGGGCATGCTCGTCATTCGATTCGGGAGGTGGTCCGTGAAATTGGATCATCAGGTGGGTAGCGCTGGGAAGTTCGGCATCTGGTCGTTCCACGGTTCGGAGAGCAGCTACGTGCCGGACATGGAGACGATTCTCCGGCATGCAGCGATCCGGCCGGCGGAGCCGAAAGAAGGCGGGGAGGTCGAGGTATTCATCTGTGATTCGCGCATGCCGCAGGATGAATGGCGGCCTGTCGGCAGCGGTGTCGCGGCCTATGAGTCGGACCGCTGAATATTGACCGTGACGGAAACGTGAAGCACGGAAATGGAAAACGTGAAAAGGAATTTCACGATTGGCACAGTTTAAGTGATTGCGGTCGGCGTAAACTGTTGTAATATAAGCGCTTCTGAGGTGCGAGACAGGATTTAGGTTCCAGCGCCGCAAGGCGTGAGAGTTCGAGTCTCTCCGTCCGCACCACCTTCAGGCTCGGCTTGTCCGGCCGCTGCGGTTGAAGCCGGAACGTCCGGCACGATTCACGATATGGTGGGCGTAGCTCAGTTGGTAGAGCACAGGATTGTGGCTCCTGGTGTCGTGGGTTCGATTCCCATCGTCCACCCCATATTTCGAAGCGCCAGGCCTTGTGCCTGGCGTTTTCGTTTGCGCTTCACGATCTCTTCTCCGCTTGCCTTTCCGGTACCCAATCCGCCCTCATGGGCGCGACGGCAGGTTGAACTTGTTCCGGGTCCGGCGCTCTTAAGCGAGCCTGTCGTTCCTGGCGGGTCCGTATATGCAGTCTGGGTGAAGCGACATGTCGATGAAATGGACCGAGCAGCGCTTGCGCAAGGCTCTCAAGCAGATGGCGAACAATCATGAATCGGCTGCGGTCGAGGTCATGCGCGCCGTCGAGCGGGCGAACGATCCGAAGCTGGCGCAGCGCCTGCTCGAGGTGATCGAGCAGATGCACCAGGATGCCGATGCGCTGCGCTCCATCGACGACGAAATCGCCAGCGGCGTGATCCGTTGCCAATGA